GACAGTTGGTGTTCTCCGTTCGTACCTCTATCACACTCTATCTATACTCGGGACTTGTGGGAATCGGACCCCGCGCCGGATACTCCGATCAGGGGATGGCCCAATGGTGGGATTATGGTTCAGACAATTCTGGACTGGCGCGCGCCGGGATTCATTGACACTGCCGGAAATCCTGGACTCATAGACATCAGTGATGTATCCGAAGAGGTGTTTAATACGTGGGTGGGGCCGGTGGCTCCTCCCGTACAAACTAAAACTATTACGTTATCTTTGTCCGCTTACGAGGAACTTAAAAGGGCGCTACAATGAACAAGTCATCAGAACCAAAACTAACGAACGCGCAAGTCCTAGTACAACTATGGGCTGGCATTTTTATTGCCTATGTCGCGTGGCGAATCATAGAGGTTATTTTGAAATGAGCGCAAAATATTGGATAGCACTGTTTGCAATTGCTGTGATCGGTGGACTTGAGGCTTATGCTTTGTCTCAAGGGATTGATGGTACCTTGTTTAGTACCGCCGCCGCGGGTATCGGCGGCATCGCGGGTTACGTTTTAAAGAAGTAATCCATACACATGAAATGAAAAGGCCCACTTCATTCAAGGTGGGCCTTTTGTTTTCCGGGGAGGCCAGTTACCTACAATGAGTTGCGCTTGGCACTAAAGTAAGGTAACAAAATCTTGTAGATTCCTTCTAGGTCCATTACATCTCGATCATTATGGTCGAGAACATAACCGAGCGCCGCCGGTTCGCCTAGACGTGCGCGATTCCATATCTCCATATTCACATGGTTCTTATAGGTATTTTCCTTCAGCAAGAATGCCCCTACTGCGGCCTGACTCTTGCGGTGAGTCTTCAATAACTTGCGGGCCTTGTAGAACATATCGACATGGTGCTTCTGCCCAAAAGTTGGGAAGGGTAGCCCCCACCATAAACATCTGGATAACATATATGGAACGTCTGTCTTGGTTGAATAATATCCAACCAGAGTATCTATGTCTTCGATTTCTTCTAGAAACTCTTCACAAAGACGACGATCCAGTTTGTCGTAGTTAATTGCTTCGTCTCGGGTGATTACGCTGTGCACGATTGCTCCATCTAGATACTTGATACTCCAGCTAAGAAGAAAACCGAAGTCAGCGTCAAAGTTATAGAACTCCAAATCGAAGAACGCTACGCGCTCATCCCGAAGCCATGCATTGTTACCAGCACCGGCCAACACTTCCGCGCGAGCTTTTAGGGCATCGATGGTGTAGCCCGGGAAAGCGGGTAGCATTTGTATATAAGTGTTACCGGCAATCCTCGCTCGAAGGATTCGAATGTCATCGCCCAATTGTCCATTCTCATCCTGCTCTGCCCGCCAAAATGCGCTCTCGCAACTCTTAGCGGTTTCTCCTAGCTCTTCTCCTACAGCAACCCAATTGATTCCTAGTGATCCAACGTTACGGGCCGCGGCGGTTACTAAGAGTGTCCGCTTTTCTTTCCATTTATTCATTAGTATCCTCGTATATCGGATAAGTTGGGGGCGAGGTTTTAGGCCCCGCCCCCTATTTCCTTACTCCGGGCTCAAGTCCTCTGATGAGAAACTTGCATCCGGGAACAGCCGGCTCAGGATCGGCTTAGCAAGATACTGATAACCATTAGCCGCGGCTGAGACCGCTAACACTGTGGCGTATACGATCATACCCACTGGAATGAAGACCGGGAAGAAATACGCGGCCACCACCAGTGCGCCCTCAACGCCAGCAATTGCTAGGGCGATTCGGCCTGTAACCACCGGGTCATTCGCTACCCCCAAGACCTTTAGGGCCTGTGTGAGTGCGAAGATTCCCAGCGCCATAGCTCCGGCCAGGGCTACTACTGCATCGCCATCTACTTGTAGCGATGCCACCAACTCTGCTAGACTCATGTTTGGTTTCCTCCAATTGAGTCAGATTTATGGGGGCAAATTCCCCCATTTCTATGTGTGCCTCGATTACAATTGGCACATAATAGATTATAGATATTAGGATACCCTTCTCTTTTTGCTTTTCGCCATACCGCAGCAGGGCCTCCTAGGTTTAATTGTTCTTGTCTTCCACCACCATTAACATGATTTAGTTCTAAAAAATGATATTCTGTTTCTCCACAACAAGAACATCGTCCACCATAAGCTTCGATTATGATGGCTCGAAGTTTTTGAAGGTATTTTTTCATTCGTGCGTTATCATATTTTCTTCGTTCTTTTATAGTTTTCATTAGCTACGGTCGTACCGATTCATAAGGACAGCCAGCACCCGAGCAGCATTCCACGCATCATCCTCGGCATGGTGCTGGCTTCCATAGAATCTTCCAGTTGTAATCTCTGCCGCCGCTTTAAGTCTAATGGGGCGGTCGAGACCATATAATGCGGCATACATTGGAGCGATGTCAATATGAAAGTAGCCGACGGGCATCGCTAACATCGCGTCTTCTGTCTGCCGCTTTAGCTCGTGGCGGTCGTTGGTTCCCCAACTCGCCCACATACGCTTCTCTGCACCCATGTTCTTTATCATTTCACATGCCTCGAACAGGGAGTGCTTTGGTGATTCCCCAAGTCGAATAAGATGGTTCGACTCAGGCTTTGCTGCTAGATACTTACCTTCTTCTGTTTCGATTACTAGGGCTACTCCAATTTCCTTGATGTCGCCACTTTGACGATACTCTAGATCAAGGACGTAAATCGGCTGCAAGTGTCTGATCTCCTTTGGTTAATCCAGCCGCATAGAGCGCAATCGCGAGCGCATCCGCAGCATTGTGGTTAATTTCCGGCCAGACTTCAAGCCCGCCCAGCTTCCCACTTCCAAGCGCCGCAGCGCGTATCGTAGCAGGGGGCGCAATAGCAACAGAAACCCCAGTGTAGTGTAAGCCAAGAACAAAGCCCATACGTATGTGAGCCAAATCCGGTTGTCCATACGGTTCATTAAACGCTGCTCCTTCAACTACCGCGGGTCCTTTCCCATGAAAGCGAGTGGGGTTGCTCATTAGTTCATACGCCGCAATCCCATATCGCCATTTCTCGTTTGGTTCTTCTTTGGGTAAGGCGCCCTGGAATATCCAGACCTCTCTCCCGTCTAGTGTAGCTATTCCGAAGTTCCTGCCCGGGTCTACCCCAACTCCTATCCACTTGCGCATTCCAGGAATCTTGGAGTAGGAAACCGTGACCTTAACTTCCCCCGAGGGGATTTGCCATACCTTCTCGCTAACGGTCTCAAACTTGAATTCGTCCAAGGCCAATGGTTTAGCTGTCATCCGCCAATCTTAGGAGTGCGGCAACCAACGCCATTTCTGCCTTAGAGACTCCAAGCTCTTCCATGATCGACACTACGTTCTTGTCAGCTTCGTAGTACGCTTCCTTGGTTGTGTTACGTTCCTTCATAAGTTCTTGAAAGGCTGTATTCTCCTGAATCAAGAAGTTAGCAAGCATAGTACGATACTGTGCTTCATACTCCGGCATTGGGGTAGTGCCGTCAGCCAGCAATACCGGGTTTGGGTTCTGCCATTTGATCTCAGGATTCTGCTGTAGGTTGGTGTAGATAAACGCCTGTAGGTCTTGGAGCCGCTGCTCGGCATCCTCGTAGGCATACTTAGCCTCAGCTTGTTTTGTGCGCGCGATCTTGACATCCACAAGCAGGGTCTCGACGCGCTTCATCAGTTCCCCTGCACGATTCTGCAATCCAGCTACATTCATTCTTCGTCTCCTCTTCTACGTTCGGTATAGTATTTTTCCCATCCGGGAATTTGCCAGCACACGTGTTTAAAATCACAACTGTTACAGGTATAGGTTCCGATATTTTTGGGGTAGTTACCTGTATCACGTGCATGCTTCATTAGCCCCGCCGCGGCTACCAAAGCTTGGTCGTCGTCGGCACTCTTGTAGTAGTCGTAAGCTTCGACAGTTTCGTACTCTGGAATGACCACATATTTCATCTTGTTTGGCCACTCTTTTAGTATATCACTCTTATAGGGTGGTGTCAAGTAAATAGGTCCCTGCCACCCTTTGGCCCCCACGTAAATGAGTTCCCCGCCGGGCAATTTGGTGGTATTCCAGAGTTTACTACTCGTCTTCCAATCTATCAGGACACTCTCGCCTTCGGGAGTCTCGGCTATTACATCTATGATCCCAAAGAGTTGCATGTCTTCAGTCAGCGGCGCTATGTGCTTGACCTCAGTGGCGAGAATGCGATAGCCCTTTTTCTCTATCCAATTAAGTGCACGTTCAGCCCGCGTCATTACTTCCATCGACGGTATAGATTCATAAGTTATGGCTACTGGAGGCTTGCCTTGCTCAAGACTTTTCTCGATAACCTCATGCACAGCTATGCCAAACTTCATGGGCGCGGGCATGAACTCAGGCTTCAAACTCCAATGCCGATAGAGATATGCGCGGTATGCACATCCGCTGAAGAACTTCTCTAATGAAGACTTACTTACTGTGAACATCTGTTGAGACAACTCCTCTTCCAATTGTTGCTCCCAAAGCTTATGGAAAGGCATGTCACACTGGGTTCTCCTTATTGTATCGAGCCAACGCTTCATAGAAGGGCTCAAAGGTCTTCTGATGCTTCTCTGGTTCTAGTGCCTGCTCCGCCAGCGTACCAATCCTACCCTGTGACATCCATTTCCACTCTTTGTCGTCGCCATCCATAACTTCAAGTTTGATTGTATTATCAGCCTTCGCCAGCCCCAGCTTGATACAATCAGTTACGGCAGTCATTTCCCGACTAATCCCAAAGCCCGGGATAAAATATACCCAGCCCTTGCGGCCCTTGGCCCCATACTTTAACTTTTGTATGGCAACCTCGGCCACAAAGTTTCCGGTATCCTTTGGCCAGTCGCTCTCTATGCGTCGAATCCACGCCCGCACAATAGCTAGGTACTTGGTCTTTCTGCCGCCGGGCGTAGAGAACCCCTGTCCACCGATATTGGGGCTGGTATGGTTGATTACGAAGTACCACTTCGGGTCCTCGTTCAAGCGCAGCCACGTGTTAACTCGCTTGGCTACATCGTTTAGGGTCTTGGCTTCCTGTCCCATGGTACGTTCTCCAATTGGCTTGGCCCGAGCTACTTCGCTTGCAAATGCACCATAGGAGTCTACAATAGCTCCAGATACCTCGTCGTCCAGCAGATAGTCCACCGTTTCCTGTACCATCTTTTCATGGGGGCGGGGTACTTCCTGCTTCTTCTCAGTCTCCGTATAGTCCACCAAGAAAATCTCGCCGGTATGTCCAGCATTGTGGGTTACGGCCTCAACATATTCTTTATTTATGGATGCTTCTAAGTCACAAACTACTATTCGTTTGTTCCCCGCACGACGTCCCACAAGATAGTAAGCAAGAGTGCTTTTTCCTGTGTGCTCATCCCCGTAGAGTTCAATAATTCCTCTAGACGGTGTTCCCAATTCGCCGCGGAATCCAACGGCCCGATCGAAGGACCAGAGACCGGACGCAGTGCGTTCGACTGGCCGGAAATTCCCAATGACTCTTTCCGCGCGTCTTCGTATTTCTTCCATTCCTCGTATTTCATCGTTCATTCCTCCACGCTCCGCCCAAGGGCTAGTTCAAGCAACATCGCCTGAACGTTGAATAGGATGGCACATAGTAGTGCCACAAGTTCCTTCGTGTTCTCTGGATCAGCCCGCCACGTGAACCACAAGTCCCAAGCATGTCGAACTAAACTCTTTATAAGTTGTCGGCGGGGCATCCCCTTCTGCCAATTGTCTGCGGTTCTTAGGGTTCCATCGGCCTGCAACCTATGCTTGTGCATGTATTCTGCGAATACCCGCATTGCTATTGGAGAAATAAATCCTTCCCAATCTAGCTTATTTTCATCGGTGTCGCGGGTGGCCCCGCTTACGAATGTTCTAATTTCTCCCATCGTTAATAGCTCCTAACAGTTGATATAGGTCAGACCAGCTATTACCCCGCTTGTCCTGATTCCATGGCCATGCAAGATAGTGTACATCACAATCTTTAGATAAGGCAAAGTCAATGGTTATAGGTGAATCATCAATAACCAAACAACCTCGTTCAACAAATTCTTTCTTATTATGTCCAGTATATACCATCGAGTAGGGCTTTAGTTCATTTATTTCTAGCCACTTGGACAATAGGTGGGCGGTATTTTCCGCTCTATGTGAGGCTACGCAAATTTCATACTCTTTTTGATTTAGGACATTGAACAGTTCTGTGGCACCTGAAAATGCTGGATAGTTTATTTGTGTCATATGAACTATATCAACTGCGGCATAGAACTGCTCCTTTGTCATATACTCAAGGAACCAGTTCCAGTTTGACATATCTGTGCCTATTGTTTCTGGGTACAACTTTTGTAGTAACTCAGTTAGTGGATAGTACAGATTCCAGAGAATTCCATCTACGTCTACTATAGCTCGTTTCATTGATCGTGTATCCCCGACGCTAGTGTAGTTGCTACTGCGGCGTCTATATCTTCATCTCCCGTTTCCGGGACAAGGAATCCAAACTGTTTAATCTTTCCGCGCGGGCCACGCTTGCAATAAAGCGTACCTTCCGGCGTTCTCCATCTATGAAGACGAGTATTACCAGAAGTATGAGTATCCCGAACCCGATCCCGTATTTCCAACATCGCTTTAACATCTGGAGCCATTTCGAGATCATCCCAATCCTCCTCTTCAAAGTCGCCCTCACGCGCCGCGGCGATCAACTTGATAAGCCCCTCAATTGGCTTGCCAGCCAACCTAGGATGGTCTAGGACAACGTACTGAAAAGCGTTAGCATACTTCATGAACGTGTCTTTGGGCACACCCATTTCCCGTTCAACCGCATCCTCTACTCGATCTCCGCCGGTTTCAAACTTGGGCCAAGCCCGCTTAAGTTCATAGAAGAGTTTGGCTAACTTAACTCCTTTGATACGCCCCTCTCGTATGATATTGCGCCCAAACTCAAATGCTACTTCCGGTGTTCCCGAGAGCAGTGAGAGTTCTATTGCGCGATCTGTGGTCTCTACTAGTTCCTCCCACTCGTTATTTGAAAGGAACAACGCCGCGTCATTTGCCATGTGTCATTTCTCCAAATCGGGTTATGGCTAACCTAACCTCGCCCAGCATATCGAATCCTGTAGAGGCCTTGACCATTGCCATAGCTTGTACATTGGCGGGCAAGACTTCCCTTGGTATCGGCAATCCATTAAACTCTGCAGCAGAAATGTTCTCTCCTAACAAGACCTGTAACGGATCAGTGCCGGCGATCAGGGCAAACTCTACGCGTAGTAACTCATTCATAAAGGCCGTAGCGTGAAACCCTGGCTCACATTCCCCCTTCTTCTTCTTGCCGTGTAACCAGAGGTTTGTGAATCTAACCCGTGCCGGGTTGATGCTCGCCCGTTCAAGCTCTCCCGCTATGATGTTCCCCGCTCGCACTTTCTTGTCTCCGCCACAGAAGGGTGTACCCATTAGCACGTCGAACCAGTCAGGATAATCCCCAACTACTAGAATGTTAGTATTGATCGGGCCACGGGAAGACAGTAGAAAGTCTCCACAGTGTGGACACTGTTCTTTAGGCATTAAGGTCTCTCCAATTCGGTCCCGTTTTGATTACTAGTTTCGTCGGGACATTTGGCATAAGCTTATGTCCTGCCTCTAACCACGCTTCCGTTACGATTTCCCTGTACTGTGGTATCAGGCCTTTTGGTACATCCAATACCATTTCATCGTGTACCATAATGTTTACCAGAAATTCTAGTCCTTTGGCCTTGCATAATTCCCGGGTGTAGACCAGAGCCAACTTCGTGTGGTCTGCTGCCGACCCTTGTATTGGGCCGTTTATTGCGTTCCGTGATGACTGATGGTTGTAAGGGTTTGTCCAAACCCTGCGGCCCGTTACGGTGTTTACGTAATTTACCCGCTCGGCCTGCCGCTTCTGTCTGTCCATCCAAGCGTGATACTCAGGATAGTGCTGTCGGCGTTTTCGTAGGCCGTCCTCTACTTCCTCTATATCTAGGTTATGCTCTGTTGCCAATCCCCAGGCGCTCTTGCCATAGTTCAGGCTTAAGTGAATCTTCTTGCCGCGGTCCCGATCTACTCGGAACAAATCGGCATTTACTTGATGCAGGTCTATTCCATCAATGAGTTCTTGTCGTAGAGTCTTATCCCTAGACAACTGTGCACTATAGCAGGGTTCCTGCTGGTTCTGGTCTACAACCAATAACTCGTTGCCCGGGCTTGCCAAGAAGTATGAGCGGTAAACCAATCCCTCATCCTTCTTTGGAATGTTCATCATGTTTGGGTCCGAGCAAGCCATACGGCCAGTCTCAGGTCCTGTAGTCTTCCAGTCCGGGTAAATCAAATTCCCTTCTTCTACATTGGTGGCAACAAACTTAGGACCATACTTGGCATAGGCGTCTCGGCAATGCCGCGCCCGCAAAATTCCATTTAGGAGTGTAGTCTGATGCTCATTAGCCCCCTTTAGCCAGCCCTCTAAGGACTCTTGATCGCAGGATGAATCCTTACGAATCTTCTTAATGCCCGCAGCCTTGAGCGCCGCCTGCACTTGTGGTTGGGATTTCACGTTGAAGCCCAACCCTTCCTGTATCCGATGCCCTTCTTCTAATAGAGCTTCGGCGTTTGCAATCCATCCATCTACATCCATGCGAATGGGCTTCATATTCATTACTGCCCACATCGCCGGTTGATCTATCTCCCAATACCACGGGAACTCATTGGCATACTCATTATAGACTATTTTCCATTGTGCCAGAGCTACCTGTCGAGTTACATCAGCGTCTTGTATAGCGTACTGTGCCATATCTGGCGTAAGCTCTGTAGCATCCACAAATTCGTTCCGAATATCCTTCTCTAGGTACAGTCTAAGATGTCTCCGTGCTAGGGCCTGGAGGCTGAAGCTCTGATACCATCCCCCGAATAGGTCCTGCTCCACCATCATTGTGTCCCATACTGCCGGCTCCCATCCCATCGGCCAAATCCCGTGATGGGTCAATTGGCGTATGTCGTAAATTGCATTCTGAAGTGCAATTACACCATCGTACTCCTTCAAGGCCAAAAGGTACTTCTGGCTCTCTTCCTTGTCGGCAGATAGAAAATTGTTTGTCGGGACCCCCAAACCAGATGTTGTTAGACATGCAAATTTACCTCCTGGTCTATGTAAATTTCCATAGTGTTGAAACCATTCTGTATCTAATCCAACTAAGTTAACTGACATGGGACCAGGACTTTCTATTGACTATTTTTCCCACGTTTGAACGGCATACTCTAAACATTTTTCCTATTATATCGTGTGTAATTCTAATCTTAGCAAGTCTTCGGATTTCTCTAATGTCTTTTTCAGTAAGTTTGGCTTGCCCATTTAGCATTCCAATTGTGCCGCCTGGACGGCGTAACCATTCCTCTACTGACTTTTTGATTTGTTGTTTTCGTCTTGCACTCATTAAAGGATATAGCATAACCATCCATTGATATGCCAATATGCCATGAATTTGTACTGTATAGAATGTTCTTCCTGTTGGGGTATGTCCACTAGTTAAGTTTCCCCGTATTTTTTGTGTTACTTTATTTGCAGAATCTAAATCTACAGTACCATAGCGTAGGCGTAACGAGTTAGCAAGATCAAAACTTCCTTCTCCCTCTAATAGCCCCACTAACCAATATAGAGTTTTCATGTTGTCAACCAGAGTAGTGAGGGTACCATTCTAAAGTCCGGGAACCCCAAGTTCCATTTTCATCATTCCATCGAACTTGTGCGGCTCCGAGACTGCCCCGCTTTAGTCCCAGCCGACTGGCCCCAAACTTTAGGTAGCCCATTCCAGGTACATAAGGAAGCCCCGCCTTGTTCTTGCTGCTCATGTCTATATCAAGTAGTGCCGGGTTGTGAACAATGATAATTAGGGATGCCTCATGTTCTGCGATGCCAGAATACCAAATTGAACTTACATCTGCTTCTCCGCCGACATAGTTTCTAGATACTCCAGCGATCAGAAGGGTGGGTATTTCACTGTTCTTAGACAGGTCGCCCATGCCCATGTAAATACTACTCATTGACTCTACGCCCGGCGGTCTACCATACAGCATCTTGCTGGCATAGTCTACGCCTATTAGCTTCAAGTCATATTCCGATGCCAGCCGCATCGCTTCGCTCTGGACTCGGGCCTCATTCATTGGTTCATCTATGATACGAATGAAGTCCATCTGTTCATTAGTTAGACCTTCTACTTGAAGCAGTCGGGCCTTCGCTAGTTCCTTTCTCATTTCCAGCGAGAAGAACGCCGAATATAGTCCGCGCTTTGCGTTCTCTGCGAGTAATCGGAGTAGAAGGGTTGTCTTACCAAGCTTCGCTGGTCCTGATACAATCGTGAGCCCAGCATAAGGAAGCCCGCCGGCATTCGCGTCAATAGGTTCGTAGCCACAGGGAGCCCAAATCTCGTCTTCCCTAAGAAGAGCAACGTCCGCCATGCTAACAAAGCCGCTCTCCCCTCTATCCAGTTGTGATGCAAGTTGTAGAATCTTGTTGCTATCCTCACCCTCTCCCTCCTTCAACTTCTCCCCTATTCGAACAAGCCGTTTTCCTACGTCCGCCTGAACAGCGCGGGTCTGCAATAGTCGTGCCCAATCTGCGGCTTCATCAATGCTAATGCCCTCTGCTGCTAGTTCTGCAGTCCGCATAGCATCAAAGCCATGGTTGGCCTTTAGCTCAGGAAGCCCCATCCGCCCCACATCTTGCAGGGCGGAGTTGTAGGGCTCAGAGAAATGCTCAGGGTTGAAGACGCCCGGCTCGGCCCCCTTTAGGACCAAACCAAAGCATACCTCGCTTGTTCTGCGCTGGTTCATAAGTTACTTTTTCTTCTTCTTTGCTGGTGGTTTATAGATGCCAAGTGACTTTAGAATGAAGGCTTCAAAATCTGAGTCTCTAGAGAACAGAACGTCATTAATGGCATCTGCCCAATAGACTTCCTTAAAGCCTTCGATTATTCCCTGTTCTATAGCTTTCTCGATTTGTGGGGCTACTCTAGTTGCTATTGCCTCAATATCAATCTTGTTCAAAACCTTCTTTGCAACTGCATCGTTTACTGCCTGTTCTACTGATTTCATGTTGTTCTCTCCTTAACTATATACTAGCACACATGTCAAGGTTTGTCAAGTGCCTCTTGGGCGGCAACCCGACGACGAAATTCATTTCGTATGCTGGGCGGCAAACGCCTAATTTCTCTATCCATCGCCTCCAGCTTGGCTTCTAGGGCGGCGACGGACTCGCTCAACTTAATAAGTAACACAATCTCGGGCATCAGATAGGTGTCATCCGAATATCTGGCTTTCTCTTCTATCTGCAGAATAAGACGAAATAACTTAGTGCTGGCTGATTCAGTCATTCTCCCTGCTCCTTTGTAAGAAGTGAAATCTCGCGGACGAAGTTTACCTACGGTAAGTCTACTTCTGCATCCGGGATGATTGTTGATGGACGGAAGATCACCCGGTAGTGGTATAAATCAGTGTCGGCACTTTCGATTTGTTCGGCAAAGTAAGTCACGTTGTCAGATAGGCCTAGGAAGTGCTTCTTGAATGCGTTAGGTCCAGTCTGACATGTTACAGATAACTCACCCACTGCATCGTAATTCCCTAATGAGCATGTACCTTCAATCACCAGAATGTAATCACCATTGATGCCATTATAAAACACAATGCGTCTGGTAATCTGAAAGTTATCGGCAGCAAGCGATAGATTGCGAGACGCCACGTCCGCTGGCTGGGCACACCCTACAAGAAATGCTGTAAACAACGCTACTGCAATCAACATCTTCTTCATTCTATGTTCTCCTCTAGTTTAATCCGTCCGCGAGATTTCACTTCCTGCAAAAGTGTTTCTGGATCATCGTATGCCATCTGTACATGTACAGGACATAACGGCATAAAGGGTAGGTTTTCTATTCCATGTAATGCCGTTGAGCGCCCCGGACAAGCTGCACACTTAGGCATAGTGAAGACTTCCTTCCCGTCAGACACCGATTAACTCCCTTAATAGTTGATCTGATTTACCGGCCATGGCATAGTCGTTAGGGTCTTTAAATCCGTCAGGATAGGCAAGCAGTTTCACGTGCCCTCTCCAATCTAACCCAGCGGCAAGTTCATATGCCTGTGATTCCTCGCCTTTATCTGGAATTATCATTATTTTCTTCGAGTATTTGTTTAACCACTTCGGATCGAAACTCTTGGCTCCACCTGTTGTAGTTAGGACTGGCAAACGTAATTCGGATAGCGTCAGTGCGTCTATCATACCAAACACTATGTATAACGGCCCAGGGTCCCGCAAAGTCAAACTCCAATCTGGGCAATAAACCATTGATCTCTGTCCTGACGGTTGAGAAAAACGTATTCCTGTTAGCTTCTCCGCTTGCGGTCCAGACCGAATAATTATCCCAATTATCTCGTTGTCCTCCGATTTTACGGGCAAAACGAGCCAACCTTCGTGCCAACCAAGTTCGCATGGTTCTATTCTCCCTTCAATGCCGCGCGTCTCAGGATACCATCTAAACGACGCATTGCGGGTTAAGACTGAATGTGCTTTAGTCACAAACTCTACCTGCTCTTCCTCGGTCGTAGGCAGGTATGGGGGACGGCCAATTGGAATGTCCCGTCGGCCTCTCGCTGTAGTGCCGGGACTGGATAACTCCGCATACAGCTTGTAGTTTGGGCCGTGGGTTGCACATTCTCCCAAACACACCCACCAGCCATCCGGGTAAACAAGTAGGCTTGCCTCTCGATCGTCATGCCAGGGGCAATTGGTCAGCAAATACCCGGCACTCATCAAATCGGCGTTCTCGCCGAGTAGTTCTCGAATTTGCTCAAATGTTACTTTGCTCACTAAGGACCCCAATTTTCAGATTGAAACATAAGAGCGTTTTGTAAACGCTCTAAAGCTGCACTGCCCGGTGTTACAATTGATTCATCCATAAGCATACCAATTGCTTCTTCTAAAGCTTCTCTAGCTATGTTTCGTTCTTCAATAGCCGCTTCAGTACAGTTATCACACATGTTAGTCTCCATTGGGGAGCAGCCAAGCTCCCAATTTAGATTTCTACCCCAATAGGGGCGTCTGCTAATTCTCGTTGTAGCCAACCATCCGCGAAGGTACCACGAAATGCCACATTTCGCCCTTGCAGAATGTTCTGTAACTCGCCCAGCACATTTTCGCTTGGCGTCAGAGAGTCAGCATCAAAGTCGTAGCCGGTGACAGTAAGGAAGTTGATTAGCTGATCGTACCAGAACTTGCGGTCCCATACGATGTCAACCAATCCGGTCTGTGGGTTACGTTCGAACATGTAAACCAGAGGCCGCACGGCTTCCATACCGGCCAGTTCCGTTTCCTTGCCGATCTCTGTTGCTTCCACTCGCAGTATCGCATAGAACTCGGAGTGCGGAGGGTTAGTCCAAGATGCTCCAGTTGCCGGGATAGTAACCCGCTCTGCATCCTTATTCTTGATGGTTGGAGCTAATGCCTGTCCGGTTTCTGCGTCAACTCGGGCAGCAAATCTAGAGAAGCGTAGGAGAAAGGTTCCCTCCAGCGGTCTCACTGACTTGATGTTGTCTTCCTCTGCCGTTAGCTCGATGAACACATCGTTGATGGGTTTCAATATCCAGCTTCCAAACTCCCGCGTTACGTCTGCGGGGTCCAGACGGAAGACTTCCTTAAAGCCTTCCTTGTCGAAAATTGTAACCTTGATTTCCTTCCAGTCTTCGGGCGTTACTGCTTCTACTGGAAGCATTGTAATGCTCCCGCGTCCGCGCGGGCCGTACACCTTACGTTGTTTTGATCCTGTACCCATAGTTTTCTCCTGTTGTTTGGCTGCTCCCTAACGGATACTATTCTTCATCCTCTGGTCCCCAGGGCGTTCTATCGCTCAAATCAGGACCGTTATCGTTTGGGGCTGAACTTGCATACCATCGAGTTGCTTCTTCTTTTCGTTCTTTCATAGACAACTTGTTCCATCTAGCTACTTCCTTATTGTGCTCTAGCCTATTGGTCTCCAGTATGTAGTTATGCTTATCTTTAGCGCAGGTTGGACAAGGTAGCCGATATATATCATCGTGTAAAATATGTGTATAATAATTTTTCCTAAAGTCTGGATCGCGCTCTTCCGCTTCCGTCCATTGCCAACGGTAAAAATCCTTACCACAGATAGGACAGACTAGAGGTTCATCGTAGTGAATGTAATGGCCCGCCGAGTCTTTGATAGTAAGTCCTAGGTCCGAACGTATGGCTTTACTGTTCTTGCCGGGTCTCTGGAAAAATCTGTATATCTGAATTACCCCATACCAGAATGCCGCCCATATTAATACGTTAGTCCAGAATTCCATTAATTATCTCTCCTTGTACTTGCATTTCTATTTGTTCCATATCTCGGTTAATCCCAATCAAAGCTTCTCTGTATTCCTCCGTCTTGATGTCCGCCGGAAGAAGAACCCTTTGTAGGGATGGTAATTCCTCCAGCACGTCTCTCTTTAGCCGCCGTATCATCACCGATTTCAATCGTGATCGTAATTCGCTGAGGTTCATTGCCCCCTGCAATGGCCCCCCGTGATAGTTGAATCCGCCGCAGTATCTCGTTCCATAACTCCCCAAACTCCACTTGCCCGGCTGAACCATGTCCAGCATATTGAAAAGTTCTATCGGACGATTCAGAAATGGCGTCCCACTTAAAAACAGTACGTATGGTGATTTCAATTGGAGCGCCGCCGCTACCCTCTGCACCTTCTTGCGGTTTCCTTTGAGGTAATGTGATTCGTCCCATATCACTAGCTCCGGGCTGAAGTCCCGCAGTTCCTTGTATCGCTTCGACATTACTGAGTAGCTCATTACGAGGGTTACAGATGCTTGTGGAATAGGAGTGCTGAACCCAGCCACAATATGGGCATGTCTCTTTGTCCATGTATCTATTTCTCTCTTCCACTTATGGATGACATTGGCGGGAGCGACGACCAGCACGCGTTGGATGGCTGACTGTGATTCCAACCACGCAAGAGCCATAACAGTCTTACCCAATCCCATTTCATCACCAATGATACATCGTCCGCCAGAACTTTCGATGAATTGGCATCCGGTTCGTTGAAAGTCATAAAGTCTCTCATCGTACATGTTCTAGAAACTTACCGCACACTTCTTGTACGGTCTTTCCTCTCCGTCTAACAAACTCAAACATATTATCTCCCGCCGCAGGTCGGGGTACTTGTGCCTCAATAACAAATACGGCGGGCGCCTGACTCGGGATGAACTTCAGAGTCAAACGCACGCCGTTAGTATTCGCCCAGTCCAGTAATGCTGCAAAGTTTTCCATCGTCTTCTTCTATTCTTATAATACCACGTTTTAGCCAATTGTCAAGTAGGTAGCGGGGGCCTGAATCGAACAGGCGGCCTCCTGGTTATGAGCCAAGCGAGCTACCACTGCTCTACCCCGCAAGGTACCGGATAGTGGATTCGAACCACCCCAATTCCGCTTATGAAGCGGACCCAATGACCATCTCTGGCAATCCGGTGTGGTGCCTACCGAGGGACTCGAACCCCCAACCCTCTTCTTGTAAGGAAGACGCTCTGACCAATTGAGCTAGGCGGGCATGATTGTAGTGCTCAGGCCCCGAAGGGGATGGGCATAAGGTCCACAGTTATTCCCCGGCTGGGTGGACTCCGCGGGACCCGAAGGTTTCGCTTACGCTCTTCAGCCGCAGTAAAGATTGCCGGGCCAGATGTTGGCAGTATTCCCATCAGCCAACCCACGGGGGCTGGGCACTACTAGGCGGTCTGTACGGGATTCGAACCCGTGATGTGGTCCTTGACAGGGACCCGAGGACGGCCTCTCCTCTAACAAACCGTGGTACCCTACCTGGGAATCGAACCCAGTTCTCGCGCTTATCAGACGCTACACGGGTTATAATGCCGTTGCGTTACCGTCACGCCCGTAGGGTATGGTCCTCTACGCAGGAGTTGAACCTGCCTATGTCGCTTTATCAGAGCGATGTGCTCCCGGAACACCAGTAGAAGATGGCGGAGCCTGCTGGATTCGAACCAGCGAGGGCTGTTATACCCTACCCCCTTAGCAGGGGGGCGCTTTCGGCCTCTCAGCCAAAGCTCCGTTTTGCAACGATGTAACTATGATTCTGTTTACAGCCGACATCTGCCTCGGGTTTCCCCGGCTGCCCTTTATGGGCCGCTGCCCCAACCTATCCATAAGCGCCGCGTTCCCGCTAGGAATTTTAGGGTTGCTCACTATACGTGGTGCAAACGCCGTTAGGCTCCCACGATCCGCGGATGAGTCATAGTTTCCTCTAAAGCTTTCGCTTCAGCGTCGGCTCTCGTTGTTAGGTGCTATCACGGGGGTATGATCCCCGGTCTCCACCTTGAGAGGGTGGTGTCCTAGTCCACTAGACGATGTTAGCATGTTACCAAGTTTTCCAATTAGCTTCCCGTTCTGCTCCAACAAGCCCCCGCTCATGTGCATCTTTCCATGCGCGGCGTCGGGCTTTTGATAATCGGCGCTTAACATACCGACCTACATGTTCGCCGGGCCACCTGTTTGTCCACCGATAAGGCTCTCTACGTATTGTATTGCTCATTTCCCAAGCTCCAACCCTTTCACTTGGTCGGGTCTGTGCCGTATTACCGGCTATTTCAAGGGTCCAGATTTAGGTGATCTCTGCGGGATTCGAACCCGCGGTCTTCTCCTTGAAAGGGAGAGGTCCTAGCCGCTAGACGAAGAGACCATGGTGCCGCCGGGAGGGTATGATCCTCCAACCTCGGGTTTAAAAGACCCTTGCTCTACCTATTGAGCTACGGGGGCATTAATATCGTGTTTCTTGTCATAACCCTTTTCTTTCCATTCTTTGATAGCTTTATCAATTTCTAATTGGCGAGGTCCTTTTGGTAGAAAAGCCTTAGCTTTATCTGCAATATCTTTTAGAGTGTCCCATGGATTAATCATTTTTAACATAGGTGCAATCGGAGGGAGTCGAACCCCCAATCCCGTAAGGGCGGCTGCTTCTAAGGCAGCTACGTATGCCAGTTCCGCCACGATTGCATGTAGTTGGAAGTGCGGGGCACTAGTCCCGCACATTGGCCTAAAGTGATTAAACCGTCCCAACTAGGTGCTCCCCCTGAGATTCGAACTCAGACTGGTCCGGGTTTAAGCCGGACTCCTCTGCCGATTGGGATAGAGGAGCATGGTCTCACAGGAAGGACTTGAACCTTCACGCCTTGCGACACGGGAGTTTGAGGCCCGCGCGTCTGCCATTCCGCCACTATGAGATAATATTTAGCCAGTAATGATTGCTAATACTATAAGACCTATTACAAATATTGCTAAAGCTATTTTTGTGCCTTTTTCTTCTCTTGACATTGTTTCTCCTTCAGGTACCACCGACAGGGTTCGAACCTGCTACCTCACCGTTAAGAGCGGCGTGCTCATCCACATGAGCTTCGGAGGTATGGAGATCGCTGAGAGAATTGAACTCTCGTATGCAGTTTTGCAGACTGCCGCCTAGCCACTCGGCCAAGCGATCATCAGGTGCAGCCCCCCGGTAACGATCCGGGTACACTCCGCGCTTCAAGCGGATGCTCTACCATTTGAGCTAGAGCTGCATGGGGTGCCAGAGGAGAATCGAACTCCCGTAATCTGGTTCACAGCCAGACGCCTGAGCCACTCGGCTACTGGCAACATGTACAAGTCCCACGTCCTGCATTTAGACGATGACCCGATGGGCCAGAGTGTCGCTCACCCATTTTGGGACCCGTTGATAGGCTTTGCACACAACCCCTGCCTTCTATACGATCTATAATCCTCGGGCGGGCGGTACCTATCTTGAGTCAGGCGGAGAGTGAGGGAGTCGAACTCTCAATACGGGTTTCACCGTACTACACTTTTCAAGAGTGCTACACACGCCGATGTTAGACTCTCCGAGTACCCCGCCGTCCTATAGGTTGGCGGAGCCTTGCTATAAGCCGCCCAAGATGATAGCAACAAAATGGGCGGTCAGGTCGGGAATGCAGGGATCGAACCTGCTACCACACCCTTCCAAGGGGCGCATGCAACCGTTACACCTATCCCCGATAATTGCTGTGCCGTTTTTAAAGTGGTGACACAGGTTGAGGCCACTAGGTACTCTCGGTAGGGTATGATCCTACAGTCTCCGAGTTAGAAGCTCGGCGCGGTATCCATTTTTGCTACGAGAGCATGGTTAACTGAGCATGGAGAGAGGTCACTCCGACATAGTAGCAACCGTCTCCGCTACTACCCTCTGGCTTATGGTTTTCCCTGTCATATGCTCAGTCAGGTACAGGACCCCCGATTCGAACGAGGAATCTACGCTTTCAGAGAGCGGCGGCTTACCGTTCGCCTAGTCCTGTATGAGCCTGCTCGGCCCTTTTCGCAGCAATGGGCCAGTAGATTAGGCTGAAAAAGCAGACGATGAAAGCGCGCCGGGTAATCTCACACTTTGGTACCCTGGTTTAGAGTGGGCGCGCTAGGTGGGTCCTGGTAGAGTCGAACTACCCTCGCCCGAAGGCAACTGTTTTACAGACAGCGTAGCGTCCACCGCCGTAAGACCCATGGTTCAATCGGCTGGATTCGGACCAACATCCTCGGGTTCAAAGCCCGGTGGCCTGCCAATTAGCCTACGATTGAATGTGCAGCCCGGCGTCCCGCTTATCAGCAATTACGGGTCTCGATACTGGCTTGCTGGCTGACGAGCATCCTTCTCAGTTCCGCCGGGTTGCTTTACTACTATCTTTATATTACCACATCTTTCGGTCTTGTCAAGTACCAGTTTCTAGGAGCGGGTGGGGAGATTCGAACTCCCGACATTCAGTTTGGAAAACTGACGTTCTACCACTGAACTACACCAGCACGTTTCTATTTCAGATAAGAACTATGTCTAATTAGATATTCATGCATAGCTTTGGCAAATCCTGGGGGAGCATATTCTGATTGCATGGCTTTTAACTCCTCATCTGAGAAGTTGTAGGTTACATGATCTGCCCCCGGATCATTGGCTTCCGTAGTAAGGATGCCGGTTAGTAATGGATCAGTAGCGACACGTATCACTATATTCATTTGTAACTCCTTTATAATAGACAGGAGCGGAGAGCGGGATTCGGACCCGCGACATTCTCGTTGGCAACGAGACATTCTACCACTGAATTACCCCCGCATGGAGCCAGTGTTGGGGCACGATCCCAACTTTCGAACTTACCAAGTTCGCGTGTCGCCGCCTACACTTCACCGGCATGGAGCTTCGGGCGGGCTACGATCCCGCGGCCCCCGCTTTACGAAAGCGGTGCTCTGCCAACTGAGCTACCAAAGCATGGAGCCGCCGACTGGATTCGAACCAGCTTATTCCATCTTACAAGGATGGTCCACGTCCTAACGTGGTCCGGTGGCATCAGGTCTTACCGGGTGGATTTGCACCACCGCTACCGCCTTCGCAGGGCGGGGTCTTGTCTACTCGACTACGGCAAGATGGAGTGCTCGGTCAGGTATGATCTGACAATTTCCGCGTTCGAAGCGCGGCGTCGTATCCGTTTGGACTACGAGCACATTGGGGCCGTAACGTGGCCCGGGCGGAGGACTTTCCTTTCCCCGTTAGGGTACTCGATGCGCGCCTCAATCCGCAGGTGGACCTCGCGAGATTCGGACTCGCAACCTCCCCGGTGCAAGCGGGGCGCTCTCCCAATTGGAGCTACAGGCCCATTTGCCCCACCGTGTCATTCCGGTGTCTAACACGGGGGGGACTTGCGATTAGCCACCCACAATGAATCGCAACAAGATTGGGTGGTTAGGCACTCAGCCGTGGATTCGAACCACGAACTCCCAAGTTAACAGCTTGGTACTCTGCCAATTGAGTTAGCCGAGTGTATAAGGCCGGGGTTTACCGCCCTTAACCGGCCAAGGGCGAGGCGAAGGTGGAGGGAATTGAACCCCCTCGGCAAGGTTTTGGAGACCCGCCCGGTCCATACCTGTCACCAACGTTTAGGAAGACAAGGGCCGGAATCCCACCGGCCCACATCACGCACGAGCTAATAGTCGTTGGAGCGTCACAGTAGTGCCTTGTCATGGTTGTCGGAGGAGGAGCTGCCTCGGTAATCTGCTTTGGCGTAACCCCCGGCATCACCCACATCGAAGTTGACAGTTCAGCCGCCCGGAGTACTGCCACCCGCCGGTGGCCCGGTTTACTCAGGGAACCCTGCCCCGCTAAGGGCTAGGCTCAACCATATAGGCCCGTGGAGCGACCCACGGCTTCGGCAAGGGTTTAGCAGGTAGCTGTCTACCTACACTATTATAGTACCATACTTTGTATTGGTTGTCAAGAGGCAACTACTCTCCTCCAAGTAGGGGTGGAGATGAGTGGCCCGCGGCCACGAAAGAAACGTTTATGCTTCTTGAAGCGTCAAGAGGCAGTTTTCTTAGGTATTCTAACAAGTCTTTTTCACCATTAAATACCTTATCTGCCATGAGATACATCACGTCAAACCGCTCTGGCTCTTCTGGATAGACTATGTAGCATTTACAGCCGCGCCCAATGAGATAACCTAGTTCTAGGTGTCCACTTTTTCCGGCGGGTAATAGGAGGATGCCTATGTCTGACTGGTCTAGGTGGCGCATGTCAAATCTGAATACATGGTCGGCGGCGTACCCTTCTAGAGCTTCTCTAAAGTTATGCCCCCGGGCTTTTTCATAGTCTCTCCAGGCGTCGTCGGCTAGTTCTCCGGCGGCATACCAGTCATCAAACACATCAAATTCTAGTTGTCTTAGGTTCTTGGCTAACTCTGGTACTTTTGGGTTTCTTAGGCTACCTATTAGATAGATTTTCATCCGGCCCGCCTAGAGCATCTAGCCAGTCTGCTTCTGAACCTTCCCCAAAGTTCATAAACCACTGGACCGCCGGGGTAGCCATCCAAGTGCCATGCCAGCGGTCGTATAGTTCTGCTGTCATGGGGTAAACGGTGGCTTCACATTGATCGGCAAATCCCCACATCTCACCTATTTCTAGTTTATCGGTCATATGGTGAATCCTTTCTTCGTAGTGTAGAATTATATATGGTCTGTTTTAGATTTTCAATTTCTGCTTCTAGGGTTTCAATACGAGTGTACAGAACATTTATTTTCTTTACTACTTCATCTTTAGGTCTATCATAAATCATGTCTATCAATTCTTGCTGTTCACTTATATTCATTTCTTGGGCACTCCTTTTAGCCCTGCTAGTAGTTTTACACTTTTGCCGTCTACACCCATATTAGGAAGGCTTCCTTTCGAGACCCGCGGCGGGTTTTCATCCGGCCAGTCAGCATACTCTTCTTCTGCATACATGTAGCTAGACAGGTCGCCTTGGGTGAACTTTAGATATATGTCGCCTCCATCTACAGCAATAGCATAGCGTTCGTCATTGCATCCACACCATTCCATGTTATGATGACTCATACTTTGAATGGTATATCCACAGGTTAGACAAGTAATCTTAGGTCCAGCTCCCATGTTATTATCCCCACGGAAAGAATATGGCTAAAGCTAACATTATAGCCAATGATACTGCTGCAGACAAAGCAACGAGTTTGAAGAACGTCCATAGGTCTAGGTAATTTCTGTTCATTACTTTCTTCCTTTCTTCCAGCCAAGTGGTCGAGCCGGCGTGGGTTCTATTACAGGTAAGGTACTGTTTGCGCAGTCATGGGGATAGTCATATAGAGAGAATACCCCGTGCTTTGGGCAGTATCTCATTCGATACTTACGCCCGGAGCTACACTTGAATAGATTAGCCATTTGTCCACCTTTTCTCCCATAGTTTCCAGCTTTCGGCTAATATCTTAGCATCTTCTTCGCCTCGTATGCGGGCTTCTTCAGGGATAATAGGTTCCTTATCTAGCTTAGCCCACACATCTCCAATATACAGAGGGTAGTATCCGACCGCATCTACTCCTATGTCCATTGAGCGAGGTAGGCGCTGGTTCTCGATCTCTCCATGTGTATGTCCATATAGATGCATGGCTCCCTTGAAGTTTCCTTCCCAGCATCGAAGTGGGTAATGACATAGCCATATTTTAGTGTGGTTGAAGTTCATTTTTGTAAGGTCAGGTAGAAAGTTCAGTTTGCTTCCCAGTTCATTGTCATAATGATCTAGCCATCGGTCATGGTTGCCGGGTATTAGATATATGGTTCCATTTAGTCCCTTAAGTATACCAATGGTTTCTCCCGCCTTGCCAAATGATATGTCTCCAAGGTGGTATATAGCATCGTCTGGTCGCACTACTGCATTCCAGCACATAATCATATGGCTATTCATCTTGTCTAGAGTATCAAATGGACGGTTGGCTAATAGGTTGGCTTTTGTGTGAAAGAAATGTTGATCTGCGGTAAAGAAAATTCTACTCATCCATTCCTTCTTTCTCGGTATCCCAAAGCTCTCTCGTTCCCTTCCAGTCTTCAATAGCTTGTAGACGAATAGTTCTTGCTTCTACTAATCGTCCCTCCCAGCCGCCGGTATTTGCCTGTACCTTTTCATGGCATTCATGGCAGACAGGAACGCTATTCAGGGGGTCATCCCGCCAATTACGGTAGGTAGACCTTGGTTTGATCTCATGGAGGGTGACGGCGGGGGCATAGTTCAGAATACAGGGAGGCCCTTCCGCACCCTTTGGTGTCCAGAAATCCCATACCATTTCGTAAAATGTGCTCATTTTGCCCTTTGTTTGCGAACAGTAAACTAAGTACCAAGGGTTTCACCGGCTCAACTTACTGATATTGTAGCATGTTTTTCAGGAAATGTCAAGCCCTAGTAGCCAATTGGGTGCAATTATAGGTTCCGCGATGCGAATATCTGAGTACCAAACAGTCGGGTCGTCTGGCTTCATGTATAGGGAGCGTGCGTGTACTATGAGATTATCCATGTTTTCGCCTATGAAAAAGACATACAGCCGGCCATACCATCCTTGTTCTGATAGGGCTTGGAGTAGCTCCTTGAGTGGGCCAAAGAATGCGTCGGCTTCTTCATCGCTGGGCGTTACTTTTGTGTCATATAGTGATAGTCCTAGGCAGATTTGGCCGGCGGACCCTGTTACTAGCTCTGTGGCTGGGCATATATCAAAGAACGTTAGTTTACCCGTTACCATAAGGGGGTTATCTTGGATTTTGGTTCGAGTTGCATCAATTAGAGTCTGTGCGCCTTCTGGTAATGCTGGTAGGGGTGTTGGGCTTGGCCGTGGCGTTGGGCTTGGCCGTGGCGTTGGGGGTAAGGTTGGCTGGGGTGTTGAATCGGTAGGAATTGGTGTTGGTTCCCCTATGATTATGTGGATTGGTGGGATTATGCCCATTTCAGTTAGTTTATGGAAAGCCACAACTAGACTGAACCCTATGGCAGTGATTACGAATAGGCCTTTGAAGGTGTCTATCCAGCTAAATAGTCTGTTGTCTCGTCTTATTGGGTCGTTCATGGTTCACTTTTCCTTATTTCCAAATTATACCATTGACGTGGAGGCTATGTCTATAGTATTATGAGGGTAGGGAGCACCCCGCTCCCATCTCTCTCCTTTGAGTCGCCGCACGTGCATCCCCTGCCTTGCGGCGCTCGTATTTTAAGCCTTGGGTCGTGTCAAGTCACATATATATTACTGGTGAGTGGTGGCCGCGCGCATATAAGTTTCAGATATTGATGATAACTATTCTGTTGGGTTTTCTTAGGTAAAAGATTTAAATAGGTTGTAGTGTTTAGATTATTCTTTTTTCATTACATCTTAAACAGCGATAATGTTCGGGTCTATAGAGGATTTTTCCTGATTTTGTACTAAATTGGGCGGTTTTAAATAGCCACCAGTCGTGTCCTACTATTAAGCAGATTAGGTTTTTCATTGGTTTTCCATTAGAAATTTGCGGATTAGGATTGTAAGTTCTAGGGTTGTATATCCATGTTTTACGATCATTAGTGGTATTTTATTAAGCTCCGCCCAAGCTTTTTTTTGTTGTGTTCTTTCTAGTTCTGGTTTAGTTGGGCGGCTGTCCCAGTATCCTGGTTCGAAATCGAATAGGATTAGATTGTCATTATGTTGGCCGGCTAGATCGAACCAATGCCAGCGATTTGCTATTTCATCCCATAATCCTTCGGCTGGCCATTCTCTTTGGATATCTTTAAGGCCTGCTTGAAATGCTGCTACTGTTAGTTGTAGGAGTTCTCGTCGGGGAAATTCTCTCATTCTATTGTGGTGTATATGGCTAGGGGTTGTTTTGGTCATGATTTGTATACATGTTTTATGTAAAGTATGTTTTTATTGTGAGAATTGTGGTTTATGAAAGAGCCAGTTAGTTTTTGCCATTTTTGTTTTATTAAACTATCTTTAATGTTTGTTTGCCATTGTGCAGCTAAATAGATTATAGCTGATTTTCTTTTTATTTTGGTTATTTCATATATTATTTTGAAGGCCAGTTCTTTATCTTTTTCTGTACTGGCAAAAAAATATAGTTCAGATGCAATGAATGTGCCACAAGTATTAGGAAAACTTTGGAGCATTATTTGGAAAATTTTTTGTTGATTTTTGAAAATGGTGTATTTATTTCTATATGATTGAATAGTTGTGTTTTTTAGGTTTAATTTATTTTTTATAGCTAAAATTTGTTGATCTGTTAATGACATTTAATACCCCCGCCTACGCCGTTTTTCATGTCTTCAATTAGTATTTCTATTGTTTCTTGGTCTGTGCTCATATTGGCAACCTGAATAGATATTTGATTAGGTTGGGAGCTTCTGCAAATTCACGTATGTCTTCAGGATGACATTGTACAGCTCTTACTTTGTCTTGTAGATAGTCTATTTTTGTATCTGATTCTATTCCTTCTATTACTTCGGTAAGTGGATCAAATAGAGTTGCTTTTAATTCAGTTCCTATTTCTCGGATGGCTTGGTGATGATAACTATTGACTTCGAATCTGAGTTCTTTTATATATTTGGTGATTTCTGAGTTTGGGAATGGGGTGACATCATGTCTTATTTCGTGTCCTTTTTTGATTGCGTTTAGGTCTTGATGAAGAGTTCCATTGAAGATTGTATTGAGGAATTGATGGCCGCGACATATTCCCACATATTTGGTTCTTTCATTTCTCATGTATTGTAGTGCTATGGTTCTTTCTATGAGGTCTCTTTGGAGATTGTAGTGAGTATACCATTCTGGACGTTCTCCGTATAGGTATGGAGTTACGTCTGCGCCGCCATCGAATATGATGAGGTCTATGTTTCTATTGATTTTGCTGTGATGTGAGATTCTGGTTATTTGTAGATCATTAATGAATGGTTTGAGTAATTTTTGCCATCGGGTTCGGGGTATCATTCCTGTATCGGTTATTCCTATTAACATTTAATATACTCCTGGGTAAAGTATGTTTAGTATTGCTTTGTAGGCGTAGTCGTATCCTATTGATTCTCTTATTTGGTGATTTTTTCTATAGTGTTGCATTGCGTTTATTGTTGTCTTTTTGTTTAATTTCTTGTTAGGTTTACCAAAGATTGAGATGATGTTTTTGAAATATTCATCGGTGACTTCTGGGTGTCTGCTTAATCCACTATAGATGGCGTGAGAACTCCAACCTTCTTTATTAAAGGTGTATAAATCTTTTACGATTGTGACTATATTTGTTCGTTTACTAGTGGTAGGTAATTTTTCTAGTTTACGTATGTATTCAAAATCTATACTTCTTAGTAATACTCCGATTATGATGAATCCTATTTCTTCTAAGTTTTTGTCTATATCTTCGTTTATTGAATGGATTTCTACAAGGATGTAGTCTGAATTTAGATTTGTGTAGTTAATTGTGAATGTGTTTTTGAATATTTTTTGTAGGCTTTTTAGGGTTGTAAAGTATGCTATTTTTGTTTTTGCAATTTTCTTTAATAGGTATACCATGTTATGCTTGTCTTGCAATACACTTTTGAGTCCCGCAAAACATGCGAGTTGACCTAATGTGTCTATTGAGTGGCCGTAAATTACAGAATAAGATATTCGATATTTGTCCACTTCAATCATTTCTTTTAGATGTGTATTATTTAGGAGTTGCTTTTTATATTCTTTTTTGTCCATGTTAGACACCTTTGTAGTAGAGTTGTTGCTATAGTTTTATTTAGTGTTCGGATTGTTTTGTGCATTAATGGTATATCTTTTTCAAAGTGGGTGATGAATTTATCTCCCATGTCTTTTTCAATTACTGTAGCTGCAATGTCTAGTAAATGAAGAAGATTGTTTGTCATGTTTGGATAATTTGTCCAAGAATTGGAAAGTGCTCTGTATTCTATTCCATATGTTTTTGGTTTTTCTTTGTAGAATTGCAATCTTATTCTACCTGGTTTTCCATAGTAGTTTAGTCTGAACTTTTCTAGCTTTCTAGTTTGGGTAGGTTTGGCGAATGATACGTTTCCTAATCCAGCTAGGAAGTCAAATACTATAGATGCTTTAGCCCAGTTATCTAGATAGATTTCGGGATTTTTTGTTGGTGCTTGGATGTGGATATGGCCGCCACCATAACGATATTTATGTGTTTCTACGTTTAATGTGTGTTTATTTTCTGGATCATCTAGACCTAGTTCTATGTATTTATAAGGAAATTCATCGGGATCGCAACCGAAGATTACGCAACTTCGAAAGTCTTCATTTCTTTTCTTCCAGTATTTGTTTAGGTTGAAAAAGCCTACTGGAAAAGCTGTGGTTGCTTCTAAATTGAATTGTGAAAGGAAACTATTGAGTTCAATTTTTGCAAGAGCAATTCTTGATAAGAATGTTGCTGAATCGTTTGTTGGATTCATTTGAAGTTCTATTGCTGCACCATCTTCTGACCATTGAAATTCTTCTGTTTTGATTAGTACATTTTTACCTTTTATGGTTTCGTAGGTTGCTCCGAAGTCATGTACTAGTGCGATTGGAGGAATTATGTTTGGAATTAATCCTAGTTTTTCATCTTTTATGAATTTGTCGAAGATGAATGCTTCTGGGTCTGTTCCAAAGATATGGTTTAGGTTATTCACTTCGTTTCCAGTTTAGATCGTTTAAAGTTACTTTTACGATTACTGTTTCTTCTTTCATTTTGTGTTTTTTCTTTATGTCATCTGGAGTTGTGTTAGATTTTTCTTGTACGAGATTATTCCAAGGTCGATCAGGAAATAGGAATATTTCGGCGTCAGATGCCTTTATTACTTTGTCATTTGTATTTGACCAGATGTATATTTCGTCTATTGATTTTACTTTTCTGCATGAATCACATCTATAACTTATAATTTCTATAAGTGGATTTATGGCTGTTGTTCCATAGGCTTGTAGTTTTAGTTCGGCGGGGTTATTTTCAGATAGTATAAGTCTTACTTGTGAGTTTAGATTTTTAAGATTGATTTTTATGGATAGTGTGTGGTGACATTTATCGCAGATTAAGTTTATCATTATTTATGCTCCTTCAAGAAGAAGGACTTGTCCTTTGATTTTATCAGACAATTTTTGTTCGTAGTCATAGCATAGATTGACTTTTTCAAATGTTGGTTGTTCTTCTTCTAGAAATTCGGAGACTATATTTTTTTCATTGGTGCTTAATGTTACATCATCTTCTAGTACTAACCATAGTTCTTCTTCATCTATGTAGGCGTACTTGAAATCTTTTGGTGTTAGGTTGATGATATTGTCTTTCATTTTTAATGTTATTTCACAATCGGGTACTACTAGTTCTGTAGCTACTAATGCTTCTATTGATTCATCTGCGGATAAGTCCTTGCTTAGTAGTTTTGATAATGGCTTTATGTATGTTGTTAGATGAGCGAATTTGTCTGTTGAGATAGTTTTGTGTATGGTTAGTGTCTTGTCTGGTGTTGTTGTAGTTTCTTTTTGGGGTATGGTGGGATTGGAGTTAACTGCTGCAAATAATTTTATTAGTTTCTTGGTAGAGATGTCTTTTATGTATTTTTCATTAAAGGTTGTGGGTACATGTAGTAGTAGGTTTTTGTCTTTTAGTGATTTGTACATATATTCGACATTTGAAATTATAGATAGATTAATATTTAAGTTGCTTTCCAGAATGTTCATCATTAGTACTAGACCGTTTATGGTTATTTCTTCATGAGTTTTGGTTTGGGTTACTGGGATATCTTTGTCTGCATATTTGTCTAGTATTAACAGGATTGTAGCGGGAGTTAAATAGGGTTTGTAGATTTGTATAAGTTCATTTCCGATAGTGATTAGAAATCCCCTGTGATCAGATTGTTTTGTTATGGCTTGTGTTAATGTAGCTAATGTAAGTGGTTTCAGGCTGTCAGTTAGTGTTGAAGTAGCCATCCATTTTGAGTTGAAGCCATTTTTTATTTTGTATGCTATTGGTTCTATGGAGGTATTGAAAAGTATTTTCTCCATTGTTGCTATGTTTCTTATTGTGAAGTCTTTGATTTTGTTTAGTTCTAATTTGCTTAGTGGAATTTTTGATTGGATCACAATTTCGTTTTTGTCGAATGAACTTGCTATGGGATATTCTAGGCTATGAGTTGAGTCGATTTTACAATCGCCCCATTTTTCTAATGAATGGATTACGCCATTGAATTCATTTTCTGGCGGATTTACTAATGTTTGTAGGGATATGGTAGGTTGCATTTTATATTACCTGATTTAAGTGTTGAGCGTATAGTTCTAGAGTATTTGCGTTAAGGCCTGGTGCTGTGTTGATTTCCCAGATGATGTATTTTTTGTGTTCGTTTGACCATGCCATATCGAATGCGCCGAATCCTAGATTTATTTGTTCTGCTATGTCATGTACTAGTGTTTTTGCTTGTTTGAATCTTTCTTCGTCATTTTCTGGTTTGATGCTGTAGTGCCAGCCAAGTCTGGCTGTTCTTATGGGTATTTCTGGTTTTTCATTTTGTGGGTGTTGCTTTAGGAATATTCTAATTATATTTTTATTTATATAATGTATTCTAATTTCATATTCAGTTGGAAAGAATTCTGTCCAGTATTCGTGATTGAATTCGTTATCGTATAAGTAGTCTGGATTGTAGGCAATTAGTATGTCGTTTCCTGCTCTGTGATATTTATTTCTTAGTAGTACTGGATAGTCCTTAGGATAAGTTAGATTATGTTCTATATTGATGTCGTTGTATATAGGACTAAGTATATTGTTGTTTTGGCAAAAATTTGAAAACGCCAAGCTGTTTGAGCAAAGTTGTATTACGGAGGTGGAGTTGAAGTTTGTATCTTGTTTGTGTGGTACATGGGAGTTTCCGTATCTTATTTTGATTGGTAATCTTTTTGATAATCTCGCAATTGTTATGTCGTTCTTTATTGGTCTTAGGTTTAAATGCTTGGCTAGGGCTTTTGCTGAAATGAATGATTGTTCGTTGAAGACCAATAGCCCTTTGTAGTTATTCATTTTATAGTGGGTATGATTTTTGTAGTTTCTTTAATGTGTTGTTGCTATTTAGAGTGTAAGGGAACTCTATGTTTTTTGCTTGGTAGAGTTTTCTTTTGTCTGTTTTTTTGGTTAGAGCAATCCAAGTTTCAGTTTTGTTTTTATTGTAGTATTGTTTGTCTAGATATTCTAGGAATTGTTGAAGTTGATGGATTTCTGTTTCATCTAGTATGAAAATGTTTTTGCCGAGGCAAACTTCTGAGATTACTTGTAGTTCGGTATATGAGATGTTAAGTTTGGCTAGCAAAGAGATTATTGGTTTATTGTCTTTTTGGTAATAATAAGTTGGTTGTTGTCGGTGGAATATGGTTACTGCGGTTTGTTTGTTTTCTGCTTTCTTTGTGGGGATTTCTTCAATGATTTCTGGGTATGCGTATGATCCTATTTTGTAGTTTAATATTTTTAAATCTGGGATTTTTTCTATTTCATATGTGATTTTGGTTTCATCTGCTAGGTCTAAGAAGCTTTCGATGATGCGTGCGATATAGTTTAGTTCGAATTCACCAGTGTTTATAATGATTCCTATAGGTTCTTTTTGATGATAGAAGGTGCAGCTATTTAGAGTTTTCTTGTCATCTTTTACTATGAATACTTGATTTTTTACTCGTTTATCTATTAGCATTAGAGCATAAGTTCCATACCAATGATCTAAGGTTTTAAGTATGTGTTCTTTGGTTAGTGGCGGGTTTTGTTCAACGAAATGTTCTAGTGTATTTAAGAAGTTTCTGCTATCTGTGTTGTTTACATTTATTAGGTGTTGTAGTTCTTTATTTTCTTTATCGAATTTATTGATTTCTAGTGTTCCATTATGTATCTGGATTAAGTTTCCATTGATTACTGGATGAGAATGTATAGGATCGTTTTTGGGCTGTCCTGGGCTACAGGCTCTTACATGATATAATCCGTTTATGTTTTTGTTGGGTTTTAGGAGTTGTGTTTTATTATCTGTCCACCAGTTTTGTGCACTTTCTTTTGTTTTAATAATGTTATCTAAATTAGAGAAGCAGACATATCCAAAACCATCGTTGTTGGCGAAGGTGGATATTCCAACTGTGTTGATTTCAGTTAATGGCCTGATTATCAGTTTAGCCAGGCGTTGATCTTTGAATTCAATGAGAGTTAGTTGGCACATTATTGTTCGTCGTCTATGTCTGGATTTTCGTTTAGAAATTTTTCTACGTCATTTTCATGATCTGGGTCGTTGTTTCTTTCTGCATTTCTTACATCAATTATTTTTGGTTCTACAATTTTTGTTTTCTTTGGTAGTGGAGTTGGTGCATATATTTCTGGGTCAAGTCTAGTTGGTTCTTCTAAATGGGAATACATCCATTTGTTGTCAAAAATGGGTGTTGGAGATGTTTCCCATATTTCTATCAGTGTATTTAGAGTTGCTTCGTCTAGGTTTAGTGTTTCTATTCGATATATGAATTCTCTTGTTGATATTGTTTTGTTGTCGGCTAATGGTAATGGATCAATAAGTTGGATGTCTGATGTGCTAAAGGCTCTTTTTACTATTGCTTTACAGAAGTTTGTCCAAGCTATGATATATCTGGGGTTTAGTGTTTTGTTGGCAGTTCTGAATTCTAAGGAGCCTTGAGTTAAGATTGGATAAAAATTTACACTCATGTATCTGGGTGTAATGTATTTGGCTCCGTTTTCTGCTAAGTGATAGGCATTTCCGTATCTTGTAAAGAATTGCTGTATTGAGGTTGATTCAAGTAGGTCTTTTGGATTTAGAATTGGGTAATTTATGGTTCGTATATTTATTACTGGAGGACCATTTCCTAGATATGGTCTGCAGTAGGCATATTGATTTTGCTCGCCGCGTTGGCGTCTGCCCATCCCACCTAATCTGAATAGAATTGCTTCATATTCTAGTGTTAGTTTTAGGAGGTTTAAGATTACATATAGTGGGGCTTCTCGAGATAGATTTATATGAACGTGGAAGCTTGCTCTAGGTGTGTCTTCTATTTCTCCATATTCTTTAAGTATGGAGCATAGTTTGTGAATTTCAAGAATCCAATCTGGTGAAATTGTATCTATGATTGGAGAAGCTAGTTCTCCACCAATGACTATTTTATTTGTTAAGTTTTCAAGTAGTTGTCTTGCTTTTTTGGTATCTAGTGTTATTTCATGGTTTCCTATTGCGAAGATTGGTGTTTCACATGAAGCGTCATGTCCTAGTTTATAATTTCTTAGGTTAGTTCGTATTCTAGATATGAATCTAGGATCGGTTCTGTTTATGTTCATGAATTCCATTTCAATGCCGACGCTATCGATTATTTGTTTAGCCATGGGTGCATTTCATGCAGATGAGTATTGGGAGGCCATGTGGGCAATTTGGGTGTGTTAGTTCATTAGGGCAAATTGTGCATAGATCGAGGGGTATACCATGTTCGCAGTCGTCTAGTTTGGCTATGTCTTCTATTATGGCTTTTAGTCGGTTATTGTTGTTTGGTGTATCACATTCATAGAGTACGTCATTATCGTCTAGATTGTATTCGAATCCAAATAATTGCATTATTTTTTTATTGTTGCGACGAGTTTCTATAAAGTTCATTTTAGAAAGGGAAGTGGTTTTGTTTTTTTGTTAGTTAAAAATTTGCATGAGCCCATATTAAATTACAAATATGTGAGTCAAATCTATTTGTAGGGATTTTATAGGGATATTCCATTCCAGCAATTGCACTTAAACAAAACCATGCTTCAGATTCTATAAATGCTTCTCTATTATGACCTTCTGGATGTGTTAATATTAATGTAGAATCTGTAGGACCTTCTTTACCTAGAGAGATTGTCCAATTAGGCATTTTTTTCTTTTTTGGTTATTTTAGGTGTCTTTTTATGTTTTTTAGGTAGACCAGGATGGAATTGAACCATCTGTAAGACGGTTATAAGCCGCCTGCCGCGCCCGTTTGGCTTCTGGTCTGTGGTTGTTCTTTAAATAGTTTATCTGCGGCTGCTTGTTTATCTGCTTCAGATGCAAGCATTTCGCACATGGAACAAATGCCGGCGTGAATTACTCGGATATTGTCGATTTTTGCTCCATTTTCTATTTTGTCTGTGACTAGGAGTATTACGTTGGTTGCCTTGTTTTTCATGCAATGAAAGCAGCCTAATGTGCCTGCGGCGATTCTTTCTTGTGCAAGTTCAATGCCTTTTAGTATTTCATTTAAGGCATCTTCTTCGGATACGAGTGTCATGTTATTCAGCGTTTAGGTCTATTGCGTGAGCGTAATCTCGAGTTGTATGAAATATTAGTGGGTTGCCATTTAATACTTCTGATGTGTGGCTGTCAGGTTGTTCAGATTCTTCGGCTCCACATTTTGGGCATTTAAGTCTTAGGTTTTTTGAGTGAATGTAAGCATTTTCGCATTCACAGTCCCAAAATAGGTCGTTGGTAAATGGTTGTGTCATTAGATTCCTTGCCAGTGGGCCGTTTTTCTGAATAGCGCCCAGAGTAGTTTTATTCTGCTTGGATAGAGATCAGTTACTAGCCAGTAGCCCATAGAATGTTGAGCTGCGAACCATCGGCCATCATAGATTTGTATGATTCCTGTTCTTAGTGGTTTGAGGTCTTCGAGGAATCCGGCTTGGATTAGTAGTGTTTGTTCTGCTACTGAAGGTGATTTTGGGAATTGTTTGTGTTTGTAGAATGAGTAATTCATTTTGATAGGGCGTAGTAAATTAGCCCGGCGCTCCATATTAGGGTTAGTAACCACGGGTTTGTGGTGACGATGAAATAGAAGATGATAGCGGGGATTGTTGCCCAGATTATGTTAGCTATCAGTGTTATCATTGTCTTTGGCATATAGTTCTGGCCACCATTGAGATAATGGAGTGTAGGCTCTTCCACCTACTGGGTGGTATGTTCTTGGTGCTAGTTCTGGTGTTGGTTGTATTAATCTTGGTGGCATGCAGATGGTACATACTCGTTCACTCTCGCCGGGTCCTGGCCGAAATTCTGATTTACATAGGGTACATTGAGTTATACCTTCTGTAATTAATCGTTGAGTCCAGTAGCTTTTAAGTTCATCTGGATTCAATAGGTCTATGATTGGTGTGTTTTCTCTCTTGGTTAGTGCTATACCAATTAGACCAAGTATGATGGCGCTGAACGCGCCGATGTAGAAAACTATGTAAGCTGTGCTCATTACCAGACGATCTTGCTGGCAATTACGATTAATCCCAGCATGGTGAAGACTAGCAGCCAGATGCCGATGGCGATGCGTGCTTCGAATGTCATGTTGTTCTCCTAGTTGCTTAGGTTGGCAAAGATTACCAGTCGTTGTGCCCAGGTATTGGTGATTGGATTATATCCGCGGCAGGTGATTAGCATTAGATCGAAGTCTGCCGCGCGTCCGATCAGTTCGACTTCGGTGGGATCGGCGATGATATATTCGATGGTGGTGTACCAAGCTCCATTGAATTGGAACTCAAGTCCTTCCCACAACATCCACCATTGTCCAGCCGGCCAATCGCTTTGGTTGTGACCTGCCCATACGTAGCCGGGTACGGTTAGTTGCCAAGGTTCTCCGTTCATAATTTCGCCTTGGCTTACAAATCCTGCTTTTGGTAGTTCTGTATCTGTTGGAGTTGGTGAAGGAAGACTTTCTTCGGTAGGAGTTGGGGTTGGATCAAATTCATCAGTAGGAGTAGGAGTTGGGTCATCTACCGGGGTTTCAGTAGGTGTTGGTTCGTCGGTTGGGATTGGGGTTGCGGTTTCTTCTGGTTCAGGAATGAAATAGGCCCAGTGGCTTAGGCCGCAGGTGCCTTCTGGTTGAGGCCATGATTCGAATAGGCCGCCTTCGCAGCCTTGGCTGTTGGAGCTGCCGGCTTTGAAGCAGTATTCAGTTGCTCCATCTACAGGGTATAGACTGAGATCATCGCTGTCGATTTTGGTCCAACCTTCTGATTGTGGACAGGTATCTTGTCCATTGGCTCGGGCTACGAGTAGTGGAGTCAGAAGTGCGGGAATACAGAAGATTAGGGGTAGAATATAACGCTTCACTTTGGTTTTGTCCTTTCGGGATTGGGGATTGGTCCAGCACCATTATGGCTGCAGGTTGGATTGTCTTTGATGCAGAGTAGGAAGTCTAGATAGTCAGGGTCAATGTAGTTATCAGCCGCTGGGCCACACTGGTATTGTGACCATCGGCTATTACTGAAGTTTCCTGTGCCAATAAGTACTTGATCTTCTTGGCATTTGGGTATTGGTCTAAAATTTAGAAAGAAAAAGGTTAGGATTGTTATTAGTATTATTGATGTAGTCCAGAGTAGTAGGATTTCTAGTAGGATTTCTTTTAATTTCATTAGGTTAGTCCTGCGAATAGCCAGATGGCAAGGAATGCAAGTGCCAAGATAAAGACTTCAAAGATGAAAGATTTGGGTGGTGTCCACATGTGTCTGACTAGTTTTATTATAATCCAGAAGTCAAGGATTGTTAGGAATGTAATTATATTATTTATTTTCATTATCCCAAATAATTTCATCTAGTATAGCAAGAGCACTAATAAATTCATTTGCACTATTTGATTCTACGTCATACATATTTCGATTTACATTCAACACCATATCTAAGTCTTCAATCTTAGATACTAATTCTACTAATGCTTCCCAAACTATAACAGGAACTTTTTTAGCATTTGGGTCTTTTGTATTAATATTGTAGAGTCGTTGAGTAATTTTTGGGGCCATACAATTTCCTGTTTTCTAATAATTATTGGGTAAGTTTTTTGTATTGGCAACCGGGCCCGCTATACGTTTTTGGATGGGATATGTTGCGGGCCCGGGTGCGGGGGTGTTACCGGGCTTTTCTGTCAGCGTTTTGCCCGGACCTAGCCTATGAGGTGCTGACGCTAGTTGGTACCTGCACCACGAAAGCCCCTGGCAGATGTAAGTATCTGGGGGGCCTTAGTGGTGGTCGGGATGTTGGTTCGCACCACAATAGCCACTTGTTTAAGGTGGCTATTGTAGAAGGAAGACTTACTTAGGCTTCGGCTCGACCGAGGAACTGGACTCGGCGGGCTCTGACTTCGAACTTGGAGCCTGGACTGCCATCGTTGCGCTCGAAGATGCGGGGATTGCCGGCGTCATCCGGGATCAAGGACCCCTGAATGAGAACCTGCCGCCCGGTCTTGAGGTACTCGACGCAAGCTTCTGCTTGAGCGCCCCAGACTGCAACGTCGAACCAGATCGTTTCCTTGACTTCTACTTCGCCTTCGTCAACCTGACGGGTGTAGCGACGATTGTCTGCTACACTTAGGTTCGTGACCTTGGTTCCGTTGTGTTCCCGAAGTACCGGGTCGTTTCCAAGGTTTCCTACGATCGTAACTTCCTGCATGATGTGTCTCCTTGTCTCACACGCCCGGGAAGTGCCGGGTCACTTAGCTTGGAAATGTATTCTATAAGGTATTTTTCATTGCAAAATTTGTTGTTGTTGTATATTATACCCTTTCTAGATGATTGATAGCCACAGTTAGGACATTCAAAATGGTCAGGGTAGATTTTTTGCATGTTTTTTTGAATGTGTTTTCTTGTCTCACATGTCCGGGAAGTGCTGGGTCATTGTTTCAAGACTAACGCCTGGGAGTCAGTGTTTATCAGGATGTATTGCTACATCTGCTAATGAAACATGCTGACTTATCCCAGGGGTTAGTCTTGAAGGGGTTTTCTTTCCTTTGAATTAGGTTTCGGGGCTCTTTTTTCGAGCCCGACGACGCCGACAGGCGGAGGGCGAGAAAAAAGGCCTGGGGTTTTCTTTCTTTTTCTTTGTTTTGATCTTCCAAAAATATAGCCCCGACGCCAAGGCGACGCCGGGGCTAGAAGTTACTCGTCAAGCTCTCTTAGATCGATGGGGTCCATGTCATTGTTATCCATGTAGTCCCCAGAGTTGGGATCAAAGCCCATGATGATGAGCTTTTCTCTTAGATCGGGTGAGAGCTTTTCGCCGTTGTGTAGGCGTTCTAGTACGTGATCGAGCCAGATTTCTTCTTGAACTTCTTCTAGCGTCGTCACGTATAAGCCAGCTTCGTCATAGTAGCCTGTGTCCATGGTATCTCCTTAGTCCCACTTAGGACCGAAGTGTAGTTTAGCTTCGCCGAATTCGAAGTCATAGACATGTTTGACTGCATCACATTTTAAGCATGTCATATGGTCATCAACGAAGCTGGTTTCAACGGAGCCGCAGCGATCACACGGAGCGCCTTGGGTTTCGTTCGTGCGCTCTATGGGTTCGAACTGATCTTCTTCGGTGTGGATCATACCGGAGAATGTCAGGTCTGCATGCGCTTCTTCGCAGGAGTAGCAATGGACGATTAGCCCGGCGGCATTGCGGGTTACTCGCATGCAGTTTTCATGCTCTCGCTGAGACCTGTCGGATTTTGCACTTTCGACCAGGCGAAGCGATAAAGCACGTTGTCTATCGGCTTCCGTATTGTAGTGCATTTGATCTCCTTTTTGCTTCTTTGAACATGGTGGCCAGGGTACGTTCGGCCTTTTCGATTTCAAGTAACTCAAGTGTCAGTTCTTCGAGTTCTTGAATGGTGAAGCTGGGCTCCAAGCCGGGAAGATATGGCTGGAGATTCTTTGGTCTAACTTCCTTCTTCATCTTTGGTGATTGATAAGGGTACAGTAGAGCGGGGTATGATATATTTAGAGACGTACCTGGACAACCGCCTTTCATACTCTATATTAGCATTAGACTTGGTACTTAGACTGGTACTAGCATCGCCAATGAAGGAGCTATGGTCAGACAACACACTCTTACTCCCTACTCCAAGGACCAGGGCGGGGCATCCAACTCTGCACATATACACACATACACACACACACAGTAACCTACAATGTGCGGCGGGCTTATTACCCTGACCATCCAACCCTATTCGATCGATTATGGGGGGTAGGTACCATGAGGGGGGCGGTGTGTATGGGTGCGTGATCTGGCTTATTGGTAACATATTACGGTTTATTCGGTATTTGGGCGGACTACCCCTTACGTTCCTCTGAGACCCAAATTACCATGTTGCGGCCTTTTTCGTTAACTATTTGGGGGCGGGGTCGAACTATGGAATTTGGGTCCCATATTGGGTAATATAAGTTCGTACTTGACACAATTACCGAAGTATGATACTCTATAAGTATAGGAGAGATAGATGAGCAAACTTTTTGACCGCTATTTCGACTGGCTCTTTTCTGATGATCGATCCACTCTTACTGTTATAATGCTGATATTCCCTACCCTCTTGGGGTTACTTTTCCTGACACTTTTGCCAATCGGCATTGTCGTAGCGATCGGCGCAGGGGTACTGGCGATAGTGGGGACCTGGATAGGATATTAACATGGATCATCACCCAAGAGTCCGAATTCGTAAGTCCAACTATGGGGATTGGATGGTTGAAGAATGGGCCTACTCCAGTTGGAAAGACACAAAAGACTGGGTACGTTCTGCGGAGTACTCGGGAATGTTTGCAAAGACTCGTGCTTATAACGACTATAACGAACGACTAGAAAGATTTGGAAGGGCAACAAAATCCCAGTCTGCTGTGTGGCATGTAGTGGAGGAACAATGAGCCACTGGACACCCGGATTAGTTCGCAGATTTCATGTTGAGAATGGAGTGCTGCCAAAGATCGTAGCCGGTGATACTTTCCATTTTCGTAGTGCTCATTGGGGTCATCCACACAACGGAATTATCCAACAAGACCTGGACGCGGCGGCTGTGCTCAACATGGCCTCTATTGGCTGTGATCCAATAGATAGTTCTGCTACTGAGTGGTGGCAGACGGTATTGGCGGTGGTGGCTACTTTGGCTATGTTCTTGGGGCCGGTCATCTTGGCAACAATCTGGTTAAGATAGGAGAGATAATGAGAACCTTTACTATTATCCAAAAAGATGCGGCGGAGCGAGATATACTTATTGATCCTCTTAGGGGCAGTTATGAGGGGGTAGACATCGAATATAACTCTCTTGGAATGAAGTGGGAGCGCGGCGGGTATCAGTATGGTTTTTGGTTAGAATATGCGGAAGGGCATTTCTTTGAAGCACTTCAGGCGCTTATTGACTATTATATACTAAACCCAGAAATAGAGTCGTTAGACAGTCCGAGCTTCGATGGGCCAATAGCGAGGATCGAGTAGTATGGATTGGTATGCTTTATGTCCAATCTGTCAGGGTATTGTGTTGCCAAACGTTGGGCATATATGTTCGACATACAATAACAGTAACGTGATGTCGGGGACAGAAGAATATTCGGATACCGAACGATTGGCCGAAATAGATCGCAAATTAGATGTGATTATTAGGTGGATACAGTCACAATGAAGAAACCACGACTTGTCTATATAAAGTGGCGAGACCCCGTTTCTTTAGTTGCATGGGCAACAGAGAAGGAAATCTTAGAGTGGGCCGCAGCGGCAGCTATGGATGGGGGAATGATTGAATCCGTAGGTTGGATTTTCTTTGTATCAGACAACTATGTAGTTTTTGCCCCGCATCGGGCACTTGGAGCAGACCAAACGGATCAACCCAATATGTCCGATGCACATAAGATACCCCTAACGAACATCCTGGAAGTCCGAACACTGTCGATTGGAGACAAGTGGAACGGCTGGAGACCAAAATGAGCAAGAAAAAAATAGAACCCATTAAGAAGTTTCTTTTTCCAGATAAGACAGATCAGCCGTTTGATACTTGGAACGAGATTTGGCTGGCTTGGATTGGGATAATGCTAACTTCATTGGTGATTATAGCTATTTTGAGTATGCTAAAGTAATGAATATTTATGCAGTTGATTTGGATAGCCCCGGCCAGTGGCGAGAAGCGGAACGTCGATTGGCTGTTCTCCTGCAAATGGGCGCTGTTGTAGACGCTGCCGAGTGTATATGTCCTAAATGTAGTAGATATATGGGGCATCACCATAGAGAATATTGGGAAGACTCCCGGCCAAGATGGGCAACCCCAGTATGTCCGAGCGGTGAACGAGATTTTGGTGGATTTATAGATCATACGAGGCATAAATGAAAACCGTTCAAATCAATTTTGACTTTACCCGCCCTGAAATTCGCATTCCAGGTGCTGATTTTTGGTCTTGCAATGGTCTGCATGTCCTTACGGAGCCCGTGGGCATAGTTCCGAATGCTTGGTTTCAGATACACCGGCTGGAAGATTTGCAAAAAGAGAAGCAAGAGCACCTTGATTGGCTCTTTTCCGAGCATAGTTTTCCAATCTTAGTGCAACCAGAGGTAGAAAAGGCATACGCTGATAATCCAGAGTTCAATTTTTGGGCACTACCGCTAGTAGAACTGGATCATTTGTGGCGTTGGCCGTTTCCAGTGGGCTATTCTTGTACTTTCTCATACCAAATGGCCATGGCGATCCTCTTAAAGTTCAATACGATTGACATTTCCGATGTTCGACTATCTTCTTTACGTGAAAAGAACCTCGAAGCCCCAAATGTACTGCTTTGGGCGGGTGAAGCACACCGCCGGGGCATCGAAGTCTTACTTTCTGATGAATTTTGCTATCCGTTCAAGTATGGACAGGTAGAAAGATTGACAGATATTCCGTATTGGGCAAGTACAGAGGTTGTTAATGATATGTTCCCGGGCTGGAGCAGGGAAACTCGCGCGTTCTTCAGTGAATACCAGAAAAAGCACTCACAATGGGAGGGAGAACGCAATGAACGATGGCAACAGACAAGACAGAATATCGCTGAAAGAAACTCTGCAGTGGGTCACGGTTAGTTTACTGCCCCGTTGGTTGATAGAATGGTGTTTAATTCGGGCGTGGGCGGAGTTTAAACCAGAATATACTTGGGAGCAACATGAAACCGTTTCATATTGGCGTGTGTACGCCCGATGGATGGGGGATAGACATAATAGTGAAGATGACTGAGGGGGCCGGCTTTGGTAATATCCTTTATCTTCAGTTACCTAAACTCTATCTGAGCTTCTTATTTCTAGTGTTCGTCATGCAGATCACGATCGGAGATATCCGGGAGGAACGCGATGCCGCCATCAAAGCCATCGGAGGGTCTGAGCGTTAGTTATCTCGTAAATCACCTAGAAGATGGGTGGAGTACGATGAGTGCCCAATGGGAAAAGAATGGACATCCTGTTGGAGTGTTTGTTAAATATGGCCCTAATGTGAGCCATAGATATGCCTATTCTGTTCTTCAGCAAGGCGTATGGCGAGGAATGCAGGACCCGGATAAATTTGATATTAGCAGAGATAAGTTCTCAACCCCGGATGGGAATCCAGAACCATTTGCCATCCTTACAATGGAACCAGAGGTACCTAATGCCAAAGACTAGTGCACCCTACGATTCACCCGCCGGAAAGAAATGGTGTGCAAGACATAATGGGGGCAAGGGAGCCTTCTTGCCTGTTGATCGTTTTCCACCAAAGTATGGTTATTGCTTCGATTGCAAGCGAGAATACCAGCGAGAATGGGATAAGACCGTGCGAGTCCGGCCCGAGAAAGTTGCCGTTCCAGAGGCCCGGTTGTCTAAGTCTCAGACGACTATTATCATCCACCTGCCTAATGATGAGAAGGGTCGGAATTTAACTCGAATGGTTTTAGAGCATTACCCAGAAGGAAATTCTTATTTATGAGTCCGCGTTACATCCCCAATTTTCAGGGAAATTTGTATGCAACTTTGGACTTCATTGGGCGATTATACACTGGAGATCACATAGAAGTTGGAACTAGGCATGGAGCTAGTGCCCTAAAGGTAGCTGTAGCCCGCCCACTGGGAAACATATACTGTATTGATCCTCTAGAAAATCAGATGTTTAATCAAGAATACGGAAATGCGTCTGAAACAGGACATTCTGCAACACTTACTGCGATAATAGAGCGAGAAGGATTTGCAGATAGAATAAGGTTAATTCAGACATATTCTCAACCCTGGCCCTTACCGCCAGAACAAAGATTTGTTACTGGTTTAATTGATGGCTGTCATATTCACCCTGTTCCCATGTGGGATTGGGATGCTATGTGTAAAGTTGTAGACAATGCCATAGTTCTTGACAATGTTGATCTTCCTGGGCTTATTGGATGTCTTACTCGAATTCGTATGAATCCTGAATGGTTACTTAAAAGTACTAGTAAAAGGACAGCTATAGCATGGAAACTGCCGTTATAATCTGCAATGGGCCGTCCCTTAAGGCGGTTCCCAATGAATGGCTAGATCGATTCTACACCTTTGGGGCGAATCGGGTATTCTTGAAGTATACTCCGAAGCATATGACCGTTGTGGACGTTAAGATGGTTCATACCGCCAAACTTCAGAAAGAAATGGTGGTTGGATTGGCCGGGGCAGAGGAAGTCTGTCTTTCTGTTGATTCTTCAAAGATGCTGGCTAAACGATATCCCGATGGCTTTCCCCCAAACTTCGAAATCTTAGAGTGGTGGAATTACTATGATGCTGAGCACGAAAATAGGCTTTTACCTGTTTTTGCGCAGAAGGCCGGAGAGCCCTTGGTTTCTGGTGGTACCGTAACTTATGGGATGTTACAGCTAGCATGGCGGCGTGGCTTCAAACGAATATTACTTGTGGGCCTTAATCATACATTTAGAGACCCACGCGGCGACCACTTTGATCCACGCTATAATGAGGGTGTCGGTATCCCCTATGATAAAGAGAATACCAAAGATGGGGAGTTTGGACGAGGCGCAGGTAAGTGGTGGTGGAGCGAGAAACAGTTTGTAGCCAAGACCAACATGTTTTACACCGTGGCCAAACAATTCTATGCACAGAATGGTGGGGAAATTATTAACTGTACCCCTGACACTAAATGCCCCATTTTTCCAATAGATGACTGGAGAGCATACTAATGAGTGAATCTACTCTTAATAAGTCCACAGTGTCCCTTAGAGGGGAGTTTGTTCAAGGTTCTTTAGCCGGAGTGAAAATTGGGGCGGTTATTGGGTCTCTTGGGTTTGCAGAGGGACCGATAACTAGCCCAATGACTTGTGGATACATCATTCAGGCTCTTACTTTATTCCCGGGAGACTATATTGAGACGGGTACGCGATATGGCGGCAGCGCATTATTGGCGGCGCTATTTGCGAAATCTGTTATTACTATTGATCCCGCGTATGAGGAAGAGTTCAAAAAAGTGATGGCAGAAGCAAAGTCTGACGTTGTAGAGAAAATTACTCGTATTGGGAAAAAGGCAGAAGAAGTAAAGAGGTTGCCCAAGCGAAAATATACGGTAGGATTCATTGATGGTTCCCACGAATATGATGACGTACTAATAGATTTCCATTTGTTTAAGGATAGAGTATCTAACTTCTTAATCTTCGATGATGTAGATTTGTCAGGGGTCTATGATGCACTAAAAACCATCGTCTCAACGCAAGATGTCTGGCGATTGGCGGCATTTCAGCATCCTACTACTGCCGTACTCGCTAAGGATTTCAATCTAGAAACAACAATAGGACCATTCTAATGCCTACATACCCCTACCTGTGTCCATACTGTGGACATCTAAATGATATAGTAATGTCTATTGCAGATTACGAGACCGTTGAGGCGGTTTGGTGTGGTCGATGTTTGCAGTTTGACTTGGATACAGAAATGGTACGGGTTTACACACCTTTGGCGTTCCAGTTTGAGGGAGGGAAGCCAAGTGCGCGTAGGGACTAGAGAGATTGGGCCGGGCCACCCTTGCTATATCATTGCTGAAATCGGCATCAATCACAATGGGGATGTGGAGATTGCTAAGCAGTTGATGCGCGCCGCCGCCGAGGCTGGGGTTGACGCAGTTAAGTTTCAGGTTCGACGAGCACTGGAAGAGTCTGTACCTAAGCATATGTGGGATATGCGTAAGGAAACTCCATGGGGGGAAATGTCCTACATGGAGTACAAAGAACGATTGGAGTTACCCAATGAGATTTATAGGGATGTTCTTTATCCGCTTGCTCGGGAACTGAATATCCATGTTGGCGTTAGTGTTTGGGACAGGTGGGCGGCACAACAGGTAGCCAATATTTGTAGACCGGATTTATATACAAGCATTTTTGATTTTTTGAAAGTGCCCTCTGCGCATATGAGCAATGAAACGGTAATGCACCACACCGCAACCCGGGGTCTACCCTTCTTTTGGTCCACGGGTATGCACGATCTTGGAGAGATACAACGGACGATTCGCTGGTTGGAGGATTACGGGTGTGATAACTGGGGTATTTTTCATTGCAATTCTTCTTATCCTGCGTCGAATAATGAGCTTAATCTCCGTGTGGTGTCTTCGTTTCAGCTATGGCGGACCCTTGCTGGGCACCCCGTTGGCTACTCTGGCCATGAAACTGGACTGGCTACGACTGTGGCTGCTGTGGCTCTTGGAGCACACATGGTTGAGAGGCATATTACTCTTGATCGGTCTATGTGGGGTACTGACCATGCGGCCAGTGTGGAGCCGCAGGGTTTCGAGCGCCTTGTTAAGGACATTCGGGCAGTTGAAGAGGCCCTAGGTGACGGTATAAAGGTAGTCTTCCCTTCTGAGCTAGGGGTCCGTAAGAAACTAAGCTTGACGTAGCCTCTCGACGGGTGCTATAATAAAAATACGGGTATATACCCGTAATTTGGTATTTCAGAGAGGTTACTATGCCTATTGCACCCCCAGGTTCTGGTGGAGTTCCGCCCGGCGGAAACCTCGGCCAGACACTTTTAAATGCCCTTAATGAACTTTCTAGAATCAAGTCATTAAATTTACCAGACAGTCTAAGAAATAGACAACTGCTACAACAGGCTGAACAAGCGGTAGCACAAGCACGACTTGCTATTCAAATGGCTACAGGTTCTCAGCAAGGAATGGCTGCGGGAGCCGGTGGTGCGGGTTTGGGTGGTGCAGGTCAGGCCGGTTTTATTACTCCCTCAACGATTGGGAGTGTAGCCGGAGGGGCGGCGCTCGTTGGCGCTGGCGGTTTACTTCTGGGTGGAAGTAACCCTCGGTATACTTCTGAAGAGTTAGCGGCACGGGGATTAGGTTCAGCAATGCAAAGACCCAGTGTACTGCCGGGCACCTTCACATCATCGTACTTACAATCACCTTCTCAATCGCTTTCACCCCTTCCTTCGCGAGCAACTTCTTCTGAGGCTACAGTTGCTGCCAGTGAGGGTAGAAGATTAATTGCCACTCCACCACCTAATCCTACTTCACCCAACCTAACGGATATTCTTAATAGCCGCAAGCCGATGACAAAATATTTCAAGTCGCGCGGCGTTAACCCTAGAGTTAGAGCTAAGTAATGGCTGGCGTATCGACGATCACTCAAAGTTTTACTCTAGATAGCCGCCGCCAAATGGGATGCGTAACGGCTACTGATTATGGCGATTTACAAACTCTAATGATCGACATTATGAGTTTAGCGGATGACCTAACTGGCAAGGGTGGATGGGAAATGAGTCAACTAATTATCCATCCAATTACGATGGGCGCAAACGTTAAATGGTTTGCTTGTCTTTGTTTCTTATTCGACAAAGATACAAGTATCTTTTAAGGAGTAAATTTGAAGCCTTACGTAAAGTGGATCGAGGAAGGCAATTTCTGGATTCGCGGGGCCTATGATCCAGTTACCGATCTGGAAACACCGACGGGACCTCTAAAACTGGTTGTACACCAGAAGAGGATTCTTGCGCATTGTCTTACTCCATATCAGGAAAATGGGGTATGGAAGTTACCGTATACAACTGTTATCTACTCTTGTCCAAAGAAGTCGGGGAAGACAACGATTGGCGCGAGTGTAGGTGGCTGGTTTAGTTCGGAAGCGGTGGATAACACGGAGAGTTTCTGCCTAGCGGGTGACTACGAACATGCTATGGGCCGAATGTTTGACGACCTCCTGTTTGACGCCACATACGGTAGGGACGATTTTCCAAACGGCAAGTTGTCCGAGAAGCCAAACAGAGACTTGCTGGTGTATCCCGGCGACAAGAGTATCCAGGCTATTGCACAAGAGTATAAGACCGCTTCTGGTTCTCGACACGCCTTGACCCTCTGGGACGAGTTGTGGACCTACACGTCAGAGGCATCCAATCGTTTGTGGGTAGAAATGACGCCGATCAAGATTCCCGGCGTCCCGATCTCGCTACGATTCGTTAGTACCTATGCTGGATTCGAGGGACAGTCGGACCTTCTGTGGAGTCTATATGAGCAGATTGTTCTGAATGGTGAACCAGTACCAGAATTGATCGACATAACACATGCGAGCGGCGAGCCGACCTGCTGGAAAAATGGTCGTATGTTCGCTTACTGGGATAGTGCACACAGGATGCCATGGCAGACTGAGGACTACTACCTAGAACAGCTTGCATCGGGAATGAAGCCGAACGAGTATGCCCGTCTGCATGAGAACAGATGGACAACTGGCTCGGAGCCATTCATGCCGATCTCTTGGTGGGATACGGTGGCGGTGCTTAAAGGGTCCTTGGAGTATGACACTAAGAATCCTCGCCGACAACTTCCCGTGGTCATTGGCTGTGATGCCTCTACTAAGCATGACTCTACGGCGGTGGTTGGTGTGCAATATGACTATGAAGAGGACATGTTGTATGTGGCCTTCCACAAGATTTGGAGACCGTCTCCCACGGAGCCAATGGACTTTGAACACACGTTGGAACGGTATATCCTAGAGCGCCATAACGAAGGCTTCCAGATTGCGGCAATAGTGTATGATCCAACCCAACTACACCGCTCTATGACCCGTCTGGGTGTGACAATCCAGGGCGTTACTGAGTTTCCACAGACCCTGCGCAATATGACTGCAGCCAGCGAGACGCTGTATGGGTTGTTTAAGAATCAGAAAATCCTGACTTATAAGGATGAAGAGTTCCGTGCCCATATGCAATACGCTATGGCAGAAGAAAAAGGTAAGGGTTTTCGCATCGTAAAGCCACCGCGAGCTTCGGCGCACCACACTGATGCGGCTATCGCCCTAGCGATGGCAACGTTCTATGCCTATAAGACACACGGTTACGACGTAAGTAAGCCCATTCAAATCGAAGTACCGTTTGCTGAGGGCTCCCAGTTTCAAGAAAAATCTCCAGAACAGATACAGGAGGAGACTAATCTGCCCCCGCAACTTCGTTCTGGCGGACTCACAGAAGAAGAGTTCGATGCACAATGGAAAAAGCATGTCAAACGTGAGGGCCTAAATGCCTGAAGAAACCTTAGTTAATGAAACGTTACCCGTAATTCTTGATCGGTATAGACGCGCCAAAACTATGGCGATGCCTTGGCATAACCAGATCAAGCGTTGGCGGGATTTTTATGACCAGTCCCACTACAAAGCGCGGGCTAAGATTAACGAGACACAGTATCCCGATCCTACGCCCACTAATGTCGTTGATGTTGCTGTTGGTGTTCTTGGGTCTCATCCCCTAGAGTTTAAGGCAGTGGGGTGGTCTCCATCTTCAGAAGAGCAGAAGGCCACAGATAACGTAGAGAAGTTTCTTAATGGTGCTATTGATGTAGCCAACGATCGAGAGGATATGCTTATTCCTTACATGGTGAATATGCACATGGTTCGAGACGGGGCCGCAGTAGTTAAGAGCGTCTGGGACCCTTACTTAGCAAATCGACACGCCGCCCTAATTCAATTACCTAATCCCGATGCAGAGTTGGGAGCACCCCAGTCTATACCTATGCGGGCGTTCCTGGAACTGCCGCTTAGAACTCAGGTTATTGATCCGCTAGAGGTCTATATTGTCCCTGGCGGTAGACAGCGATGGCTTTATCTTTTTCACGCAACTCGCATGTCTGTGTATGACGCAGAAACCTTATACAACTTTAGAGACGAGACCTTTACCGGACGGGAAGCTGAGAAGATGTATGTGGAGTATGACCTAATTGATTATTGGCGGGTCGCACACTACCCTGACGGCGATTACATTATTAATGCTGTTCTATTCAATGAGAAGTTCATTCCTGGGTTCACTCCCCGAGTTATGGAGGGTTACGAAGAACTTCCATTTACCATTGGATTCTTTAAGCCAGTAGACCTGAAAGAACCTGATAAGTGGGGGCACGGAGTTATCCGCCCACTTGAGCCTTCTATTGTGATGATCGAGCGGAACGTCAACCGGCGACAGCGCCAGATTGATGTTTATAGCTCGTTACCTATGTTTGTTAAGGCCTTACCGGGCCGATCCGTGACGGTTGACTCTGGATTTGGAAAGTCAATTAGCCTAAGCGTAGACGAAGAGATTGGGTTCCCAACATGGCCGGGTAATGCCCCGGACTCGAATCTGCAGATTGATTATTTGCGATCTCGTCTACAGCAATCTGGGTTCAGCGATATCCTGTTTGGTATGGAAGGACAGGGGGCCGGGTTTGCTATCAGCCAGATGACTGACCAGAACCGCATTCGCCTGATTGAGCCTATTCGACAGATCGAATTGTTTTGGTCGAAGTGGGCGCATAAGGCGCTTAAATTGGTTCGCAATTTTGCTTCTAACTCTATGCTGCGGGTTTACGGGACCTTTAAAGGCAAGAACTTTGCCGACCAGATGATTGGTAGAGAGATTGCTGACTATAAGGTAACGGCCAAGATCAAGGCCGAGTTCCCTAATCAGCAAGTAACAAACGCTGCGCTATCAACACAGTCCGCAGATACTCTATCTCTACGAACTAGGATGGAGCGATACTGGGATGTGGATCAGCCCGGCGATGAGTGGCAGCAGCGTATGATGGAAATGGCGGAACAACATCCGTCTATGGTTCAGTATGGGATTTTGATTGAACTACAAAAGCGCGCCGCAATGGGGGATCAGGCCGCCATGATGGTTATTCAGTTGATGATGAATCAACAGGGCCAGAATGGAGGAAGACCGGCAGAGGGTGGGGGTGGAACGGCCCCAGGTAACGCGTTGGGTACGGCTAGTGCTACTGGCGCAAGAACTCCACAGGAAGCCGGATTCCCCGCACCGGGTCAATCAACCCTTGATACAGTTAACCGACTTTCTAACCAACAACCGGGCCTTGATGGCTCGATAGGAGGAGCAATTGGGTAATCCATTTGAGCAGGCAATGAAGAACACGTTGGATCGCGTTGGGGCGGAGACCGACCCAGCGTTGATTCAGTACAGCAAATTGCAAAATACACACTTCCGGGCACTACAACGTCGTTTTGGATTTGACCATGTTCAGCGGTACATTAGAGTAATGGAAGCTAAACGAGCGGGCATTCCACGTCTGTTCGGGAGAAAGTAACGTGCCCTACGGAATTAGCGATCAGGTTTGGCAGTATCTCGATCCCCAAACACAACAAGGTATAATTGATGCTTATGGAGGATCAACTCAAGTAGGAGGTTCTGGTGGTGCTGTTCCAGGTAGCTGGCCCGACGACCAGCCGCTTCCTGATCCTTACCTTCTTGACTTAGGATATTCAACACCCGAGTCTCAGCAGCAGGCATTAGCCGAGATTATGGGCGCAGGATATACTTACGATCAGTTTATTGAGGAATTCTTTGGATCGGGTACATCAACATCTACTCAATCGGGGAGTAGTGGCGGCGGTGGTGGGTTTATCCAGGATATTGGTCCCGCCGGCCCGCTTGCTCCGATATCTGCTACATTTAGTCCATACGAGCACCAGATCGCGAGCGCGCCTGAGTGGTGGAAGGCTTTGGCACCGGATGTCATAAACCCAGTATCGGAATACCAGACTCTTTCTAACTTGCTGATTCCGTTTTTGAGTCCAGAAGACCAGAGAACCGTGGCGACGAACCTCTATCAATCTAACCCTACACAGTTCTCGCACTTGAATCCAGAACTCTTAGAAGGACTTCAGCCAGCCACAGAAATTACCCCCCAACTTCGTACTCAATTCTTCACTGGGGAACGCGCACAGAACGCATTGACTGCATTTGATGAGCTTTTGAGTATTTCTGGAAAGAGCCCGGATGACTTTGGGCCGGGGTACAACTTCTTGCGGGGTCTAGCAGATACTGTTAAAGACTACAGGTTGACTTCTGGAGCTTCTCAACTAACTGAGACTCAGCAAGGACAATTGTTATCGGCTCTTGATCCGATGTTGGCACAGACTGAGAGTAGAGAATTAAGTGCGTTCGGGCCGTTAGCTCGAAGCTTTGTTAATCCGTTCTTTTCTGCCGGTTCCCTAACCGGACAGGTTCGAAACAAGTTTGGTGATTTGATTCGTCCGCCCAACCCTAGATACTTCTAAGGAGATAACATGAAAGAGTATAAGTTTGCAAGTATAGGCGCTGGAGAGGTTGATATAGTTTGCAACAAGTGGTCCCGAGAGGGATGGGCTGTTGATAAACTATATAAAGAGAATAACAAGTTCTACGTTTTGTTTATTCGAGAGGCCCTAGAAGACCCAGCATATGTGCCAAATCCTCCAAAGCCTCTGGCACCGAGAGGTAGACCAAGAATTAAGGCTGCCGAAGAGCAGGCCATGGATTTAGAAATAGGTGCTGAATCAATAATCGAGGGCTAATTGCCAACCTATCCTCCAACTTCTACCCCACCTCCGCCATCATTTTCTACCACTAGTCCCGAAGATGTCTTTAGTCGTGCCTCAGCTATAACGGGCAGACAACCGGCATTCGGGGGAGGCGGCGGCGGAGATTTGCCCCCTCGCCAGAGTAACGAAGGTAGTGATATCTACTTCGTTACCCCTGGTGATTCTTGGGGTTCTATCGCTCTTCGAATATATGGAGACGAGCGGTACAAGGTAGACCTTCAGGGTTCTAACCCGGGCCGTCAAGTATTGCACCCAGGTATGACCTTGGTGCTGCCAGATAGAGTAGAAGACCCCCGAGTACCTACACTAGAGAGAGAAGATTTCTGGAATACTGACGCATTTGCGGATACTGTTAATGCCGCAGAAGAGACGCGTCAGATTTTGCCTATCTGGAGACACGCAGAGCAGAAGTGGCCGGAGTACGGAAATATTGTATTCCTGGGTTTTGATGAGAATAATGATCCGTACCCAACCACTGATCCGACCGGCATGCCCCTATTCTGGGACCCTAAGCAGCAAACATGGTCTATAGAAGACACCGGCATTTCCTACACAATGGGAATGATCGAGAATGATTTCATTAAGCCCCTGACTCTACAAGAGCGCCAAGATTTGTACATAATGGGAGTAGAGCAGAAGCTGCAAGGAATTGAGCTTGGTGCCTATGATGCTGGTGGTACTCAAATGTGGCAGGATTCTATTACTAGAAATCTACCCCAAGACACCGCGTTTGTTCCTACTCTGCATGATGTTCCACAACCTACTCCACTGAAACTTGCTTGGTGGGAAAGTGCTTTTGATGCCCTTAGACTATTGGAAGAGCCAGTTCGCGGTTTAGCCAATGTTACAACCCGAGAATCAGAGGAAGGGCGTCCGGGTATTTCTCACATGGAGTTGGCGTGGGCCGGTATTACAAGTCTTGGGAAGGTATTTGTTACCGGCTTAGGATATGAGTATGCCAATATGCGAGAGGTTGGCGCGGGCATATTTGGACAAGAGATTAAGCCATATGGCGTTGATAAAGACACGAACACTAAGTATACAGAAGATGAAATAGACACACTCATCGCTAGTGGACGGGCCGATGAGATTACTTGGGTTACTCCCCCAGATTATTGGCGGGGTGAGTTCGACCGCTCTATGGAAACCATGCTTGCCATTTATAGCCGCGGAGGCTTAAGTGGTCGAGTTGGGGACATGGGGATTTATCGAGATACCTTTGACTCTGATGAAGAGTTTGATGCCTACGTTCAGGGCATCTTTAACGCTGAACCTGGGTTACAACAAGAGGCCTTAGCGAGAAGTAATCGGGATAGAGATAGAATGGAAGAGACCCGCAAGGAAGCTCTCCATGAGAAGTCGAATTTAGAGTCGCAGGCGCATGCTGCTCTGGCAGAAGGAAAGGGGGGATTAGCAGTTAGCCTTATGACCGAGGCTAAGCAGCTTGAACTTCGCGCGGCACATTGGTATAGCCCATTCTTTATGTGGTCTAGACTGGATGAGCCTTGGAGAGAGGAAGCCTTCCTTAAGGCCGTGGCTATAGCGGAACTTGAGAATATGGGTCCACTAGACCCGCGCGTAATTCGTACCATACGAGATAATTACGAACATGCGGGCGTAAACCTTGCCATGGGTATTGCTTTCGACATATCCAACTTCATGGGCATTGGCACAGGGAAAAAGATTCTTTCAGAGGTGGGTGGAGGAATCGGTGATCTATTTAGACTAGGTGGCCGGGCGGTTAGGTCTACGGGCGTGCTTGAGACTAAGCCCATCAGAACTGTGCTAGATTTCTTCTTTGCAGAGGCTCATAGCTCTGTTGCTGGAGTTTATAAGAGAAATGCAAGTAACTTGATTCAGAAGCTGGCGCAAGGTACTGAACAAACCTTGACAGGGCCTATTGGTACAACCCGTGGTTTAGACCAGATGATTGAAGTTTTGGCTTCGGCTGCTAAAGGCAACCCAGACGCAATCGCAGAATTACCTGCGAGTGTGACGCGAAGATGGCAAGTTCTTGCGCGCGGTTTACAGGACTTATACAATCCTAATATGTCCGAAGCATGGATGCAGCGCATTAACCCAGACAACTGGGGACAACTTATTGACGATGCCTATAACATCATCTTTCAGCGCAGTTATGACCGTGCGATCCGGGACACCATTCGAGATTTCCCTAATCTGCCAGTAGCTCAGCAGGTAAGTAAGGCTAAGGCTATTGCAGAAGAAATCGCATCTAAGCCACGTCTCGTTGCTGGTGAGTTTGCACAGAACTTTGAAACTGTCTATAGACGATTGCATGAAACAAAGCTAGGTCCAGAGACTTTGGACGACAACCCTATTTGGCAGTTTATGAAGCGCATTGGCGTGAATATGGAAGGCGACATGGAGTTGGGTCGCGGCGCGTTTAAACTGTTCTACGGATTCAGAAACCACTTGTTTGAGTGGTGGTTGGGATTGCGTCCGGGCTGGACGGCTATTAACTACCTGGATTCTACTGTACGTTTCTTGCTCTCGGGCGGTAAGTTGTATGATGACATGGGCACTCTACATAGCATCAATACTCGTCGATTGCTTGGTCGTAATCTTCTTCGAGAAGAATTTAAGACGGCATTTAGTCGTGCTATCCACGAACTAGAAGGGGAATTAGATTACGTTGAACCCATTGTGGAGAGAGCACTGCAGGGCCAACGGTTTAAGTATGGTCCACTAAGTCTTCTAACTGACGCTCGGCGACAAATTATTGCAGAGAAGAGAGCAGTACGGCAGGCGCGCAGCGCAACAGATAACTTGTTGCAGAAGATTTTGCGCTGGTCTTGGGATCAAGTAGGTATGACCAAGAACATTCTAGCGCGTGGGGCAGTCAATACAAATGCACTGATAGAATTCGGGCTTCGAACTAGATTGTCTATCCAGAAGTTTGATTCTGTATTCTGGACAATGGATCAGTTTAATTTGGAGAAGATCGTCGATGACATGGTTCAACTGGGTGCGACTCCCGATACCATTTCTGCTTTTCGTAAAGCATGGTTAGCGTCCGCTGATGATGTAGAGAAAGCCGCAGAGTTTATGAACATACTGGGTGGCTCAGGTAGACGAAGCGAGCGTTTATTCTCGCAGATACTTCCAGATAACTGGGAAGATATACTTCAAAAGAACGGAGTGGACCGCCGGATGCGGGCGCTCATCTTCCGGCCTATTGTCGAGGATATTGAAGATGTACTGCGCAAGGTAAAGCCAGAAGGCAGAGTTCAAGCCGTCACAGAGTATGTAGATGAGGCAATCTACAAGATCAACTCAGAGTTAGTTGATCGTAGTAATGACCCAGCCCTAAGATCGCTTGCTGATGATATGCGACCGGGCGGCACTGCGGGCACTACACGACCAATCCCTGGAGTAGTAGAACCAGTAGTTATTGACCGAACGCGCAGTGGTGCGGTTCGTGTTGGTGATGATTGGTGGCGTCCAGTAAAGGATGGTGAAGTATTCGAACCTGGACATGAATTTCGCATGGGGCTTGGCGACGGCGAGCAGACTTGGGTAAAGATGACTCCCGAGGAAGCTCGGGATGCCGTACGTACTCGTGGGTCCGGCGGCGTTCGGCTCGGCGTACAGGAAGGAGAAGTACGCCTAGGACTGGAAGGTGAGGAACTAACCGTAACTACCGAGCAAATGCGAGTAGGCAAGAAGATTGTCTACACCATGAGCGAGGATTACTACCGCCTTGGAGAACTGCAACGTGAGTCTACCGCCCGGCTATTCGATGCCGAACGACAAATCTCTGAAGCCATAGACACGGCGGCTGGGACCGCTGAGGCACTTGCAAAGGGCACACAAAACCTTGCAGTTGCTAAAGCTCTGTTGCATCATGATGCACAACTTCGTCTCATTCGAGATAATGTTAAGAAGTTTTTCCTGCGCGTCTTCCCTGGTCCCTTAAGACTTGATCCAGGTCCTCTTCGAGCAGCGGCGTGGGAACATTTTGATCGCCTTGGTCAGCAAGTTTACGAAGCCATCATCACTTTCAATGATGAGGCTATCGAAGCCGCTCTCCGGGGAGAGATCGTGGAAGTGCCGGGTCTTCGAGACATCCTGTTTAAGGCTGGCGTTGACCTAGACTTTGAGAATGGGGCACTGCGGGCTATTCGTCTAACCGACGCAGGCGCGGGTACGCGTGTGTCTTTTAGTTCTTGGCGGGGTACGGTGTACCTACGCAAACACCTGATTCAAAGCTTCTTTGGAAGAAACGTAACTATCAAGAACGCGGAAGCGGCCTTTAACGCCGCCTTTACTGCACAGCATGTAGCGTCTACTAGCGCGGCTCAGACCACCGCGGACGTAGCAAAGGTTGTGGCTAAGGAGTTTGGAGAGAACGCCGGGCAGGTTATTGACGATGCTACTCAACACGCAGATAACTTGTGGGAAGCCTTCGCTACTCAGGCTGATGATGGTGGAGAGTCGCTACGAAGTCGCTGGGGGGCAGAAGCCACTCAAACTCGTCAGGGATTCATTGACTTCTTAGAACAAGAAGTTGCTCGTCTAAGTGGCCTTTCAGATCAATTATTTGTTCAGGGTGAAGCATTAGGAAGATATGCTTCTGGATACATGTCCAGATCGCAAATAGAAACTCGTTTAGCGCAAATAACAAGTGAAATCTTTGACATGCCAGCGGGCTCTTCAGAACTTCAATGGGCAAGAGCAGAACAGGGCGCACTAAATGATGCTTTACGACGAGGGATTACAGAAGCAGCGGCACCTCCCGTACATCAAGATACCATTGGAGCCCTACGTCGCCTACAGGACGAAGCCCGAGCCCTGGCCGTGTCTATTGACATCGCTACTCTGCCCCCAGAATTAGTGGGGCACGCGGCGGGTCCGATCCCTCGCTGGATGCTATCTGACGGTATTCAGTCCTGGTTGCGAATTACGAATGACATCACTGCCCAGAGATCGGCGCTTACAAGAAGCTTGGAAGAACTGAAGCAGGGCATAGTAAAGGGCCTCGCTGACGGCACAATGGATTTTGCCAACATCCCAGCCGACCAGAGAACGCTTATTCGGGGAATCCTTGATGAGGCTATTTGGCGAAAGGGAGCGGCACACGACGTTGCTATGGATGGAACCAAGGCAATTGCGGATGTTAATCCAGGCCGTCTAGAAGAACTTTCAGCGATGACTAATGCTGCCACGGGCACAGACACATTTGAGGGGGCAGTTAAGTTTACGCAGGACCGGATGTTGGAATACGGTAGGAACTATCGTATTGACAACATGATAAAATCTGTCTCCCCATTCTGGATGTTCCAGAGTCGTGGACCGATATTTTGGATTAAGGCTTTTGCGCAGCACCCAGAATATTTGGCGTGGTGGAGTCGATATCAGAGAACCCAACGCAAGCACCAGATTGACAACGGTGCGACCGATAGTGCAGGCCGACCATTGCGCAGCCTATACGGATACTTTCGATTGCCCGGTACTGATCTATGGTTCAACCCAATATACTTTTCTTCGGGTAAATACGTATTGCCGCGGCCTTCTCCATATGCTGGAGAGTTTCCTGACAACATTGGACCATATGAAGAGGCTCTTAACTATGCTTACGAGTATGGACAGATGTTTGGTTTCCGACCGGCCCCATGGATTCAATTCCTCTTGATTCAGGGAGGAATGCTTGATACTCAGAGATACCCTGTGGGCTCTTTGATTTCACAAGTGGATGTGGTAGTTCCTCCATGGATTCAGCGGGACATTCGACGCGCGCTTCGCCAGTCTCGTTACCCAGGAGACCCTGGCCTGTTTACTGAGGATGTAGGATGGATGGACTTCTTGGTAGAACAGGAAATATATATGCGCGCCCTGCAGGAGCTTACGGAGAATCCAGATAATCTTGCCAAAGTGCAGAGCGAGATTTACAATGCTCTTGGTTTCGTGGTTACTGGCTATGATGAATTTGGTGCGCCGACCTTTGATAAAGAACACATTACACGTAATCGAGAAAATCCTCGATGGATAGCGGCTCGCGACCATATCGAGCAAACCCAGTACTACTCACAGCTTCTGGGCTTCTTTACTGGAATCTATCCAAAGGAATTTTCAGACGCCGAAGCTCAGCTCATGGCGGTTCGAGATAACCTTAACTTCTTGAAGGATTCTATTAATAACGTAACTGGTACCGCGATCTTCCAACTTGATCCTGTACCAGAGACTCGTATGGAGATTTACCAGAATATGAAGTGGGAAACCCCAGAGGGGTGGGTTTCTCAGCTTTATGGCGCTTCACGTTGGGTAGAGACGCAGGGCGGCGGACAGGCTTATGGACAAGAGCGTATTGAACTCATGGCTCAGAGAATTCATGAGAATGAAGTCACTCAAGCCTACTATGATTCCTTGGCCTTGGCACACGATCAGCTTAATGAGTGTCAGCTTAGCGGCGGTATTGGTTCAGACTCCGCGGTACGCCGAACCTGCTTTAAGAACTATTTCCGTACCCGCAAGGCTCTGGACGATCATCCTGCTTATGCTGTGGCACAGCGAGATTGGATCGTTGGCTACAAGACTGAAAAGACGATTGCAGATAACTTTGAACGGATGTGGTGGAGTTACATTGATGCCACGATGCCTAAGTGGTATGTTGAAGATGAGGAACCATATGACAGTTGGGTTGCGCGCGTAGAGGCGTGGAAGGAAGACTTACCTGGAGTCGGAACCGATCTAGCTGGCGCATTCTTGGTTCACGAAGTTGCGGGTCGCGCTGGTTTTGAGGATGGCGAGAATCCATTAGAGATTCCGGGCCATCGAATAATCGTACCGGAGGCCGTGGTTAAAGGACTATTGAAGCAGACAAATGCCGAAGGCTATGACGCATATCGCTTAAAGAACGATACGGCATTTGAGGCCATGAATAACGCATTCAAGGCTCTACAGTGGGACCCATATATGGCTAAGCAGAAAGAATGGGAATCTTTGAACTCTTATGAGCAAGAAACTGCTGAGCAAGAATGGTTAGAAAAGGCTAAGGGTCTTGGGCTACCAGAACTTCAACGATGGATATTGGAGAATTACCCAGAGGGTAAGTTTACGCCAGCGCAGTTGGCGGAAGTCTTTGGTGCTACATCCCTAAAGACTATTGAGGAAAGAAATCTTCCGAATAGTGAACGGGGAGTTGTAGAAAGCGAAGTGTGGGAAATGTTGGCAGCGATCGGCCCGGGCGAGAACTTCGATGTATTCAAGGAAGCTTTCGTAAAGGCGGGCGGTGAGACTGACAGCATTACTGCTTGGTATGAAACCGGCGGCGGGTTTGAGGACTACGCTAAGCTTCAAGAGTTGCATGGCATAGTCAAGAAGACTGCCGAGGCCATGGGAGTAGGTACACCCACTCAGGCACAGTTAGTCGAGTGGGGAGCGGCCAAGCGGCTAAACGATGATTTCTGGAAGGGAATAACCAATACCTTCGGTGAGGATTTCCGACACCTATTGGCTGTATATGGCGTTCTATCTGGAGCCGATAAAAAGGCATACAGAAAGGACAACCCAGAGATTGACGAATACTACGATATGCGAGACGCCTATGGCGAAGACAACCAACTTTGGGCTAAGTACTACAATCCAGAAGCCTACACAACCCAGACTGGCTTGGCCGGAGAAGGCGCAGAGAAGCGTGGAACTTCTGGTGGGGGTGGTGGCGGTGGAGGCCGAAGACAGACTTCCTTTAGTGGTGGTGGGGGTGGTAGCTTTACTCCAAGAGAAACAATGGTGGGGCAGGGTTATCGCTCTACCTATGATACTAATCGGCTGGCCGATCCTCGAATCTTGGGTTCTGGCGGCGTAGCAGGGTCTCCGTTCTGGCCGGCTGGGTTCGGCAAGGGTACTCCAAAGGGTGTATTGAATGAGATCGTGGACCTAAAGGCTGAGGGTAAGCCGCTATCTGGTCCAGCTTTGGCCTACTTGGGGGCCGTAAAGGCAGGGGAATGGGCCGCTTACATAGCCGAACTTATTGCCGAGAGCCAGAAGGCTGCAACAAAGGGTGGGGGCGGCGGCGTAGTTACGAAGGTCTAGCACTTGACATGGGATGGTTCGTTTTGGTATTATTAGGACAGTGGGCGTAAAGCTCGCTATTTTTACGTACAACAATCTAATGGTAGACGGCACCCTTTAGCCGTCCGTGGAGGTAAGAATGGAGCCAGAAATGGTAGCCAATTCTGCCGCACCGGGCACACAGCCCGTAGGCGGCGAAGCCGCGGACAAGGTAGACTGGGCAGCTCAAGCGGCGGAACTTAAGAGCACACTTGAAGCAACTCAGACTTCTCTTAACGCGATGAAGACTGAGAATGATCGAAACCTGAGACGGCTGCAAAGCACGTATCAAGGGCAGATCAACTCTCTAAGTGCACAATCTGAAGAAGAGAAGGCACGATGGGAAGAGGCTTACCACCGGGAGAAGATGGCCGGAATGGAAGAAGCCGAAGCGTTGCGTTACGATAACTCTCGCCTTTCTAAGTTAGTAGAAGAGCGCGAGTTTCGAATGCGCGCAATACAGCAGCAAGCGGCAGATGCCCAGGCAGCGGCTGGTTATCTGCAGCAATTTACCGCACTGGGCGTTCCTGTAACCAGTCTAAACACCAGTGGGTCCCTACAGGACCTTGCTGATAGTGGATGGAATGGACTGCAGGCAGTACGTGCTCAGGAACGTAAGACGATCACTGAGTACGACGGTAAGTTGTCGGCAATCCAGGCTCAGCTTGATACCTTAAAGAAGGGCAGCGAATCCTTGGACCCGAACGCGATTGCTCAACGTGCTGGGGACTTGACTCCTCCAAACGTGGCAACTCTTACTCACGGGAACCCAACAGTTCCTCGAACGGAGTTGCAGGCGCTGGAAGCAGCAGCCCAGTATTTCGGCGGCGTAAAGCCGACTTTGGAACAACTGTATCGTGCCGTTGAGACGAGACAGCTACCCGCATCAGTATTGCCGGGAT